TTATGATTTTTTGCCGGGTATGATGCCTTTCACGATCTGGCTGGCGGTGTCAGCAACGATTTTCCCGGCGGAGCGATCGCCTTTGGCCATCGACGCCATAAACGCTTTCGCCTGTTTCAGCGTGATGTGCGGCGGCAGCGGGGCGACTTCGGGATCGGTTTTGACCTCCAGCACGACCGGGCGATCGGAGGCCAGCGCTTCCTGCCAGGCGCTCTGTAACTGCTCCGGATCGTCAACGAAAATGCCTTTCAGTCCCAGCGATTCCGCGAACCCGGCGTAGCTGAAGTCAGGGATATCCTGGGTCGCTTCGAAACGGGGATTGCCTTCCATCACCCGTTGCTCCCAGGTGACCTGATTCAGATCCTGATTATTGAATACGCAGACGATGAGCGTCGGATCGCTCCAGCCTTTCCAGTATTTCTGAATGGTGATTAGCTCCGCCATGTTGTTCATCTGCATCGCCCCGTCGCCCACCAGCGCCACCACCGTTTTTTGCGGGTAAGCGAATTTGGCGGCGATGGCGTAGGGCACAGCTGCACCCATGCAGGCCAGTCCGCCGGAGAGCGAGGCGCGCTGGCCCTGCTTGACTTTATAGTCGCGGGCGAACCAGTTGGCGCAGGAGCCGGAATCGGAGGTAACGATGGCGTCATCCGGCAGCAGCGGCGACATTTCCCAGACCACCCGCTGCGGATTGACGGGTTTGGCTGCGGCGTGCGCGCGATCGTCAAGCGTCTGCCACCACTCCTTCACCTCTTTGGCGATCTCTTCCTGCCAGCCGCGATCGGTTTTTTGCGTAAGCAGCGGGATCAGCGCCCGCAGGGTTTCTGCGGCGTCGCCGTGCAGATTGACTTCCACCGGGTAGCGCAGCCCCAGCATCGCCGGATCGATATCCACCTGCACGGCGCGCGCCTGTCCCTCTTTCGGCAGGAATTCGGTCCACGGGAAGCCGGTGCCGATCATCAGCAGGGTGTCGCAGTTCATCATCATGTCGTAAGAGGGTTTGGTGCCGAGCAGACCAATCGCCCCGGTAATAAAAGGCGCGTCATCGGGCAGCACATCTTTTCCCAGCAGCGCTTTGGCGACGCCCGCACCCAGGATGTTCGCCAGTTGCACCACTTCCAGCGCCGCGCCGCGTGCGCCCGCGCCCACGAGGACCGCCACTTTCTTACCGGCGTTAAGCACATCGGCCGCTCTTTGCAGATCGGCGTCATAAGGTACGATTTTTGGCCGCTGATAGCCGGGGCCGGAGTGGGTAAAACCGTGGGTATGCGGCGGCTCCTCCCAGGGTTCATCCTGAATGTCTTTGGGCAGCACCAGCACCGTTACGCCATTTTGCGCCACGGCGATGCGCACACCGCGATCCACCAGATGCCGTAATTGCGCGGGCGAAGCCGCCTCCTGCACAAAGTTCGCCACGTCAGCGAATACCCGGTCGAGGTTTAATTCCTGCTGGTAGCTCGCTCCGCGTGCGGTAACTTCCGCCTGCCCGGTAATCGCCAGCACCGGCGCGTGATCCATTTTCGCGTCATACAACCCGGTCAGCAGATGCGTGGCTCCCGGTCCACCGGTTGAGAGACACACCCCCAGTTCGCCGGTAAATTTGGCATGGCCTGCCGCCATAAACGCCGCCATCTCTTCATGGCGCACCTGAATAAATTCAATGGCATCGCCCGCTTTGTTAGCCCGTTGCAGCGCGCCGAGCACGCCGTTGATGCCATCGCCGGGATAGCCATAAATCCGGGTCACTCCCCACGCTTTCAGGCGCTCAATGAAATAATCGCTGGTCATCTTTGTCATTGTTCTGCCTCTTGGCTGAAAAAAGTAAATGCAGCGTTAAGGATAGTTGACATGCAATGAGTTGGTTGGGGGGAGGGATTGTTTTATTACATTAGTAGAAACTGAAAATGGCAAAGCTAATATCAGGTAGTTGGTGATTACTATAAAATAATGAAGGCTGAAATGGCCTTCATTATTTTCAAACAGGATGCTAATGCTCGCCGGTGTCTGATAGGTACATATCACGGCTACTGGTATTAAACATTTATAAAGTCCCGTCGTGATATTTACTTTTTTGATGAAAATAACAAATATCAATTGGCTGAGTCATAAAAATGATGGAAACCTGTATATGCCGCCATTTTTCACATCCGCAGGTACGTCCTGTCTCTCCTTTTTTGTTAAAAGTATAAAATCAGACATTTCATGCAATTGATGTGATTTTGTACATATTCAACTCTAAGTTTAATTACTGATTTACTGCACACCCTTCTCCCATCAGGCTTAACCGGGTTTTGCAAGAAATTTCTTATAATTTAGAATGGTAATCTGTAATTGTTAAAGATTTTATATGCAAAACATTGTTACATTTTTTTAATTCCGCTCAAGCAGAGAACGTTTCTAGACTACCAGTCTAGTGGGTTTTATCCGAATTTCTCATTTCAGGTACATGCTCGGATTTACAGTCTCAACCAGCAAATTCTGCCGGTACTGAGCCAACAGCTGCTGACTCACATGGCTGTAAGGTAATAACCCACGTCCCTGACTCTGAAATGGAGGTAGGAAGAAGGAATAGGGCTGGAGTTTGATTAACAGGCTTATCTAAAAGGTAACAATCATGGACAGCGCGAAAGAAATTGCCAGGGATATGCTTGAGGCTATTAATATCGATGGCTCTGGTTTTTGGGGGGCAATAGGAAAAGGTTTTATTTCATTTCCAGTCAGTCTTGGCTACCTGGGATATGATTTTATTGATACTGATCATCGCAGAGATAACCTTGATGATAAATTCAGGCTGACTCAATTGATTAAAAATGGCGTGTTTAATCCTCAGGTTATTGAGCAAATTATTAAAACCTCTCTCGAGGATTTTATTTCACGCATTCACATCGAAAAAATATCTTCTTTCGTGAAAAATGTTTCCGGTTCGTTCATGGGGAAAATGGCATTTACTGAACTAACGGGTGTGAAGCTGGGTGAAGCAATAGCATCCAGAGGTGTATCAGCCTTTTTTGCCGGAAGTTTGGCTGGCTTATTGTTATCTGTTGGTGCTGAAACATCCAGAGCAATTTATACATCAAGAGACCTTGAAGGCAGAAATCCTGTTTTGCACAATAAGCTCCAACGCCTTGGTGACCTGGATCTTCTTTATTTTATTGTTGAAGATATCGTTAAGCCTTTTGTAAAAGCCTGTGAGGTAGGAGACAGAAACCCTGCCGAGTTTGATAAAGTATGCGAATACTTTTTTGGAGGCTTATGAATATCAAGATAATTCTTCTGGTAATCATTTCCCGATTAATTCGCGGAGCGGGGATAGGGCTGGGAAGTTCTGGTATTGTATTTACTATTTGGTTTTTTTTGTTATCTTCAAGCGAATCCAGATATCTCTGGGGTATGTTTTCGATAGCAGGATTTTTTGTAGGCTATTTCATATATCGGTTTGCTTATACATATGTTTATGATGAATAACGTTTTTTAGCTGAGCATCGCGCTACTGTTATAGTTGAATTGGAGTGAGTAATAGTTATTATTTTTTTTGCGTGTTAGTGATTGAGTATTTACCTGGAAAAACAGTCAGTGCTGGCTGGGACAGAGTCCCAAAATAAAAAATAAATCACGGATATGGAAATGAAAAAATTAATCTTCCTTCTGGTTTCAGGAATACTATTCACGGCACAAGCCGATGCCGCGCGTGGAAGGCAACCCTGTTCGGGTTCAAAGGGAGGCATTGCGCACTGCTCATCGGATGGACGCTTTGTCTGCAATGACGGGAGTTTGAGTCAGTCGAAGCGATTCTGTTCCGGGTATGGTTCTTCAGAGGTCAGCAACCCGGTAAAACCATCCACTTCCACCCGCAAAACGCAGACGAAAAAGGTGACAACTGCGAAAAATAAAAAACCGCGACGTATTACAGAAAACGACGAACCGGTCAGTACGCAACCCCGTCAGCCAACATGCACCCCGCTCTATATGGCCAACAAGCCCGGATACACCCATTTACCGATTTGCTCAGGGAACCAATATTAATCTGGCATGGCAAAAAGCCCTTGCCTGTCCTTCAGATTAAATAATCAGGATTGAAATAAGAAGAGGGAAATAAAATATGGCACGAAGAAAAAAAGATGATAATGCTTCAGGTATTATTCTTGTCATTATTGGCGTCATTGCCTGGGGCGTTTATGTCGCAGCAAGAGCACTCATCAATCTAAATGAACAATTTATTGAGTCTGTTTCAAATCCGGCAGGAATCATCACTCTGTTCTTCGGTTTGTTAATTGCCGTTGCACTAATAATGCGGGTTTTCATTTACCGGGGTTTCCGGAAGAAAACAGCGGAGCTTGAACAGGCCGTGTCGGAGTTAGCACAGAAAGAGAAAGCCTTTGAAGAAACCGTCAGTACCGAAGTGGCTCGCGGCCTGTACCAGGAAAAGAAACAGCTTTCCGGTCAATGGGATGAATTTCACGATGCCAAAAATAAAGCCTCCCGGGCGCTGCAGCGTATTGTGGACGCAGCGTATCAATTCAAAGTCAAAACTCTGCTTTCCGGCACCACTGTAAATAACTGGCAAAGCAAGTACGACCAGCTCAGGAAGGAGAGAGAGGCTTACGCGGCCATCAGCGAGAAAATCACCTTTCTGAAACTTGAGGATAATGCTGACTGGGAAGGCGTAAAACAGCAGTTTCTGGATAAGGTCGCCCTACTGGAAAAGGCGCAGGAAGAAAAAGAATACCAGGCTGAGCTCAAGCGTCAGATGCGGGAAGAAAAACAGCGTCAGGATGAACTGGACCAGCAACAGCGTGAGGCAGAGGAGGAGAAACAACGCCTTGCTGAGCAGCAGCGTCTACTGGATGAAGCCCTGCTCGCTGCTGAAGGTGCTCACAGGGAAGAGCTGGAAAGACAGCGTCTGGAGCTGGAGCAGAAAATCCAGGATGTGCATCAGCAGTATGAACGCGCCAAATCCATGGCCCAGCTTACAAAGCAGGGACATGTATATGTGATTTCAAATATTGGTTCCTTCGGTGAAAATGTCTTCAAAATCGGTATGACCCGACGGCTGGAACCGATGGAACGCGTGAAAGAACTGAGCGGGGCAGCCGTGCCGTTTGATTTTGACGTCCATGCGATGATTTCCTGTGATGATGCCCCCGCACTTGAAAAGACACTACATGACCATCTGGAACGCTACCGGATTAACCGAATTAACCTGCGTAAGGAGTTTTTCCGGGTTGAGCTCAGCAGAATTATTGATGAGGTAGAGCGTCACCATGGACAGGTTGAATATATTGCCGACCCGATGGCGCTACAGTATCTGCAGAGTCTCGAATATGCAGAGAGCGAAGCCGCATAACATCATATCCTGATGTTTTGACAGCAGAGCTAATGTCGTGCTCTGCTGATGTACTGCATTTAAGTGGATAACATTGTATGGCGAAATTAATGACATCCCTGACGCTATGCTCAGGCAGAATGACGCACGGGGAGCGGCGTGTAGCCCAGCGTCTTGAATCACATCTCGGGGAGGACTGCCTTATCTGGTATGACATTCCAGTGGGGCGGGAATACAGGCATCCTGACTTTGTTGTTATCGATCCCGCAAACGGACTTATTTTTCTTGAAGTTAAAGACTGGAAGCTGAGCACACTTCAACATATTGACCCGCAGACTGTAACTCTCCTGACTGCGCAGGGAGAAAAGCAGGAACAAAATCCGCTGGTACAGGTCAGGGAGTACGCCTGTGCGACCGTCGAATCGTTATCCCGTGAGCCGAAACTGCAGCAAAGTACTGGCCTGTACAAAGGAAAGCTCAATATTGCCTGGGCTTATGGTGTTATTTTTACGAATATCACCCGCCAGCAACTGACCTCCCTCTCAGACGACGGGGCAGTCGAATCTTTATTTCCCCGGGCACTGACAATTTGTCAGGATGAAATGACGGAATCTGTCTCTGCTTCTGCGTTTCGTTCTAAAATTTCTGGCTTGTTTACCACCCGATTCAGACCGGCAGTCACTCCGACAGTCAGGGATATTCTCCGCCAGCATTTGTTCCCGGAGATTGCTATTCGGACGAAGAAAAAGAGCAATCAGGTCTGCAGGGTAATGGACCTGCAGCAGGAGGTGCTGGCACGCAACCTTGGGGAAGGGCACCGCGTTATCCATGGTGTGGCGGGTTCCGGCAAGACACTTATTTTACTCTACCGTTGTCTGTATCTTTCAGAAACGACAACGCGTCCTGTATTAGTGCTTTGTTTTAATATTATTCTTGCAAACTACATCCGCGATTCTGTTGCTGAAAGAGGGCTGTCGGATAAAGTGCACGTGTATCATTTCCACGACTGGTGTGCGAGTGCCGCCCGAAAATTCAAACTCAATGTGAGCCGGGAAGGGCTGTTCTTCGATAACTGTTTTGCCGCGCTCGAAAATGCGGTTAACAGCGGAGCCGTGACAGATAGCGGTTATGATGCTGTGCTGGTAGATGAGGGACATGATTTTGACCAGCGCTGGCTTTCGCTCATTGCCCGACTGTTTGATAACACAACCCGTTCGCTGTTGCTGATGTACGATGACGCGCAGTCGCTGTACCGACGTGAAAGAGCACTTAACTTCTCGCTGGCGAGTGTGGGTATCCAGGCTCAGGGGCGCACGTCGGTTCTTCGGGTTAACTATCGCAATCCCTGCCGTATACTCAATTTTGCGTATGCTTTCTCGCGTGATTATTTTGACGGTCATCATAATCAGGAGCTTCCTCTGGTGCTGCCGGAGGCCTGCGGAGAAGAGGGTGATATTCCTGATATTGAATTATGCCAGTCGGAAGCAGAGGAAGCCCGTCGCGTTGTGGCATGGCTGAAGGAAAAACATGCGGTTACAGGTCGATGGGGAGATATGGCTGTCCTTTGCCCGACGCGTTATTCGGTAGACGGACTCACCGGATTGCTGGAGCAGCATAAGATACCCACCGCCATTAGCTTTACCTCCGGGGATAAAAAAGCCTACTCACACCGCGACGATGTTGTACATCTCATGACTTTCCAGAGCAGTAAAGGTCTGGAATTTCCTTACGTTGCCGTCATCAATGCGTCTTTTGTTCATAAAGGCGCTGAGGATGAGTCGGAAGTTATCCCAGCGCTTTATGTGGCATTTACCCGCGCAACGCGTTCGCTGCTGGTGACCTGCTACAAAGAAAACAGCATCAGTCGTCAGTTGACGAAATTTGCCGGCGTTGACCTGCAAGAGCGACAGGATGGCTATGCATAAAATGTTAAAACCGGTAGCGACCCCATGCGCGCTATCGGATTATGCCGCCCTGCGCGATGAGATGAATAAGCTGTGAACTGGCATTATGCCGAAAAAATCTGCCTGTTACTGTTTAAGCAAAACTCTGTGGAGCTACAGACGGCGGCCTGATACACGCTGGCACGTACGCACCTGGTCAAAAAAGAGGTTATTTCACTGATGACGAGGGGGTTTTATTGAATTCGGTAGACGTCAGGAGAGTTGTATATGGTGTCCCCTGCAGACATCTAATGGAGTCGATAAGTGCAGGGGATCTATGGGGAATTTTTGATGTGAAGAAAATTATGCCCGCTGATATGCCCACAAAGGGTATTCACGATGCGTTCTGTAAGTGGGAAAAGTGACTGCGTTTCCAGTTTAGGTAGTCGGCATACATCCAGCGTGATGTGCGACCAAGCTTGATGGGCTTCGGAAGTTTCCCGGCGTTTATCTGGGAATAAAAATACTTCGAGGTGAAGCCAGCATCCTCGATCATGAACTTCATGTCAATGAGTGAATCGTCTCGTAGTTCTCGCATGGGTTTTATCTCCGGTTTGGGAATCGAACCTGGAAGCCAGGCAAAAAGAAGCCCTCGCAATGGAGGGCTGAAAGGGGGATAACGTTGCAGTGCATTCGCACCCAATAGCCGACTCAGTGAATCAGCTATCAGTTGCGTCATTTGAAGTTATGCTCTTGCAATGCTTCGCCGAGGCGAACAAGCCAGCGTCCTAATTGCTCCATTGCTTCCTCTTTTGTTTCATGCAGATCGGAGTGGATATTCATGGAAGCCTGGTTGAGGTGAGTCATTGGTCGATACTCAAGTTCGACGGGCCAATCGACGATAGTAGAGTGCTCCTCAGAAGAGTGACTGATAACGGTGTATTTGCTGTAGTCCTCAAGACCATTGGCGTCTCGCTTAAATTCCTCAAGACGAATTGATGTCTTGCCCATAATCTCTCCTACGCCACCCGCATAGCGCGCAGCTTTTTAATGTGTGCTGTGGTTTCGATGTCATCCCATATCTGCCTTAACTCCGCCCCGTCCACATATTCAAAGTCAGCGTTAAACCGCATCATGCTGGCTATGCAGTTATGACCGTTTCGCTGGTAGTGGACTGTGGTGGAGGTAGTGCGGGTTATCTTGCAGAGGGAACCATGGTGATCAACGTAGTAGGTATTAGGCAGTACTATCCTGAACATTGGATGGCTCCATCCGCAGCACTTTGCGGATTTTGTTTTCGTCCACACTCAGCTCATTGGCGAAACTTTTAACCAGTTCATCACCGTTAAATTCCCGGCATGAGTAGCCCATGAACCATTCGCGCAACCCGGTAAAAGCCGGGCCTTCTTCTGGGTCATCAACTGATGCGGCGGCAGCGCTTGATACCTCTGCGCAATCGAGGCATTGCTTGAAGCTCTGGCCGCTTCCATCCCACACCCCGTGGGAATAGGTGTAGGCCTCACCAGACTTAATGATGATTCCGCATTCACAGCACTTATGCTCTTTACGGGCTTTACGCTGCTCTTGTCCAAATACCGCTGGCATATCACTCATCACATCCCCCTCTGCTTATTCCGCAATTCCATCCCACCCTGGCACTCAACGCACATCGTGCATCCCGGATACGCTTTCCGGTGAGCCTCCGGCAACCGATCTCCGCATTCCTCGCACTTAACCGCAGATACCGCATCACGGTTAATCCGGTGAGCACTCAACGCAGCATTACGCTGCAACTCTTCGACGGCTGATGCGTCGTCTGCAAAATCTGCCATGGTCAGTGCTCCCTGAACTGTTCGTTGATGCGGCTGACGGCAAACGCCAGCAATAAAAAGGGAGCGATAAGCTCCCGGGTGATTTGTGCTGTCATGCTGCATCGCCTTCATCTCTTTCCGCCTTCTGCGCGAATATCTCCAGCCTGCGGTTCAGTTCACCCGTCAGTTGCTGAAACTCCTCCTCCGTCTCGACCGGGATTGGCACGAACCGGATGCCGATCTGCGCGAGCATTTTTGCCATCTCAAGACTTTTCCTTAAATCCACTGGTGACGCTTTATTCATGCTGCCTCCCGCCGCGCTAATAGTTTCACGCCAAACTCCATTAACACATCACGCTCAACTGTCGTGAACTCGCAGTGTGTACGCGGGTACGGACGCCAGATGATGAGCATCGATCCTTTATTATTTCCCGAGACCGGCTTACCGGTGACCGGGTTGATGAATGCCAGCCGCCAGGCAGTGATGAATCGCACCTCACTGGCAGTCTCGATAGCCTCACGGAACCAGCCGACGGACGTATCAGCCGGAACCAGCATGACGGTGCCGATCTGATTCTTGCTCTCCGCTGCGGCTTTCTTCACGAATGGCGTGATGTCGCTGTAGGGCGGGTTGAGCCAGGCATAGCCGGGGATGGTGAGGTAATCGGCCCACGGCGTTTCCAGCGTGTTCTGCTCGGCGGTGATGAACTTGCGGCACAGGGTATTGTGCGGCGCTGCGGCGGCATCCAGTTGGAAGCAGAACTCAGCATCCAGTGCTGCGAATAAGGCAGGAGGTGTGCGCCATAAATCACGTTGATCCGCTGGCGTATTGCTTCCGGTGTAATCGGTCATTGCTCGCCCTCCGCATCATCCAGCCATCCGTTTCTGGCCTTATTCCACCAGGCTCGCTTATCGCCAACTTCCTGTATGCTGCGCCCAGTAATATCAGCTATCTCTGCGTTGTTATGACGCTAGAACAGCGCGATTTCTTCTGTTGTCCACTCGCTCATCAGTCACTCCTTACATGACCAAAGCGGCCACGGTAGGTGCGCATACGGGTATCGATGTAAGTTGGTTGTACCGGTCCAACAACCTGCCATCCCGGGCGGAATGAAGCCTCATAATTGTCCTGTCTGACACGGTTGGCCCACAGTTCATCCATGTATCGCTGGTTGCGAGCATCCTTGCTCTCAATTTCGCACGGCTTGCCCAGTGTCTTGTCGAGATGTTCGAAAAGTCGCGCCAGCACCTCTTCCTTGGTGCCAGATCGCTTTGCCGGGCGTAAGTAATCCGCCCCGGGAAGAGGTGATGGCATAACGGGCTCCAGAGGGATTATTTAGTGAGCTTTTGCCAGATGGCGGAGACGTATTTGGCCTGATGGATGGCATCATCAAGCGCGTTATGGCGGGTGCCATCGAACGGCATGTCCCGCTTAGGGTCAAACCCTATAACTTTTCCCATCTCTACGATGGTTCTAACATCGCGATCATTCCACCATTGCCATGGTGGTTGCTGACCTGTGAGCGTATAGCTATTACGAAGAATGACGCAGTCGAATGAGGAACCATTCCCCCATACTTGCACAAACCGCGGATTAGCATGCTTCCCAATGAAATCAGAAAGCCAAGAAAGGGCGGTTGAAATGTCTTGCGTATCTCTGGAGAGAGCTTTCCTTGCGTCTTCGCCTTGCTCCATCCACCACAAGATAGTCGATGCATCAGGGCGAGCGCGATACCGCATGGAAGACTCAAGAGAAACATTTACCTGAAAATCGTCATCGCCGATGCCAGTGTTTGGGTCAAAAAATACAGCACCAATGGAGACAATAGGCGCATATGGGCCATTACCCATTGTTTCAAGGTCAATCATCAAATGGTTCATAAGTATCCTAGAATGGAATGTCGTCTTCAAAATCCATCGGTGGCTCATTATGCTGAGCAGGGGATTGCTGATGCGGTTGCTGTTGTGGCTTATTACTGCTGCCTCCATTTGCCTCGGGCTTTCCGCCAAGCATCTGCATAACGCCGCCAATTTGCGGAACGTTAATTTCCGTTGTGTAGCGCTCCTGCCCGCTCTGATCTGTCCATTTTCGTGTTCGAAGCGAGCCCTCTACGTACACCTGCGATCCTTTCCTAAGGTACTCGCCGGCGATTTCTGCTAGCTTCCCGAAAAGCACTACCCTATGCCATTCAGTTTGCTCTTTTGTCTCGCCAGTGTTTTTATCTCGCCACGACTCCGAAGTCGCCAACGTCATGTTCGCTACAGCCCCTCCATTGGGCATGTAACGCACTTCCGGGTCTTTACCAAGACTGCCAACAAGAATTACTTTATTAACGCCTCTGCTAGCCATTTATGCCGCCTTTTTAAAGTCGTGCTTACGCAATTTGAAAATGTCGATGACCTGCTTTTGGTGTGGCTCTGAATCTCCAACAGCGGCCCATGCAGCCTTATAAAAATCAGTAAGCTGCTGTTCATTTTCTGATCTCATGGCTTGTTCATTGAATGCGGTAATGACCTCATCAAGTGATGTTTTAGATGACTGTGGCTGTGGCGGTAACGCCCATTCAGGCAGGGTTGGTGTTTCCCACCAGATTTTCACGTATTTATTTGTCTGCTTGTCCTTAAATGACGCTTTATTCCATCCGTTCGTTCTTTCCGTTGAGCAGACGGCAAACCGCTCTTCCAGTTGGTAAAGATAACGACCAATGCCCCACTGGACAGCGGCGCGTTTCATCGCGCCAGATCGCCCGCCTTTAACACCCTCAATTTGGGTGTTTTCTGCGGCATCCCATTTGGTGATCCATTCACCGTCAAACTTAATGGATATGCCGCACTCGACGCCGCCATTATTTGGTATGTCACGGTACTCATTCCGCCAGTTTTGCTTGCCGCAAACTTCGTCCAGCCGCTTCATAATCGCCCGGTTAGTCACATAGCAAAGAACCATGGCCCATGGTCCGTTTGAAGCCATGCCGCATTGCTGAACGCGCCATTCAATATCTTCACTGGCAAAAGGCGTGTCTAAAAGGTCGAGGTTCATGTGAAATCTCCAGCAAATTCCTGCCAACTGATCGACGGATTATTTCGCTCGGTTTCCAGATGCACCGGCGCTTCATCCTTGTCCGGCGGAGTTGCGATCACGTCACGCATCAGCCGCAAAAAAGCATCGTCATCCCATAACTCTGCCGCGCTCATGCTGCCTGCTCCTGTTTAGTGACCACGTAACCATGCTCAGCCAGGCATTCAAATACTTCCGCCCAGTCAAGCTGCTTGAGCACTTCCCTCGTGTCGATAATCCCTGACAGAACAACGCCCTCAAGCTCTGCCCGGATATTATTGTGAGGACTTACAGATGTGCGCATATCCACACACTCGCATGTAATATTCATGGGCTACCTCAGTAGTTAATTTTGGTGCGCGGGATCAGGCCGTCTTTCAGTGCGGTAAGGACTTCGATAGCCTGTACACGGTTGAGGGAAGTCCTCTCCGTAAGTGCGTTTACGATTTCAGTTCCGACAGCTTTTCGGTGCTTAACGTCAGCTTCGCGTGCTGCCGTTTCGTCATAAATTCGCTTCTCTTCGGCGATCCTCGCGGCTTCTTTGGCTTCGGCTTCACGCTTGATGCGATCGGCTTCTTCTTGCGCTTTACGCTGTTCGGCGGCGATAGCGGCTTGCTTTTCACGCTCAGCGCGCTGGCGTGCTTCTTCGGCTTCACGTTGTGCGCGCTGTTCGCCTTCAATGCGCTGGCGCTCAGCAGCTTCAGCGCGCGCTTTCTCTTCAGCTTCGCGGCGCGCTGCGGCTTCAATCTCCGCTTTGTGCTTCGCTTCGGCATCTCGGCGGGCTTGTTCTGCCGCTTCCTGCTTCAGTCGCTCGTCACGTTCACGCTGGGCCTGTTCCGCCTGGCGGCGCTGCTCTTCGCGGTCACGGTCGAAAGCGTCATTCATTAGCAGACCCATTTCGTGGTCAGCTTCGAACTGAATGGCGCGTTGCAGATCGAAGTTCTCATTCATTACCAGCGCTTCGGCGTGCAGCTCGTTCATGGCTTCTTCAGCCTTGATGCGCTCCTGATCGGCCTCCCACTCGGTCAGCGGTCGGCGAACTTCGTCTTTTAGCGAGTCGAGTCGCTCACGCACAATGCGGCGGCTTTCGTCGATCTGCTTAGGCAGCGCTTTAAGCTCGGCGACCAGGTCTTTACCGGCGTTGTCGATGTAGGTTTTAGACCGGGCAACCTTATGCGCCATAGAAGCGATGGCATCACGGCCTTTGCGGGTTGTTACATCTGGTACCAGGCTACGGGCTTCTTTCTCGATCTTCTCGATGAGTGGGTCGAGTTGTTCCTTGGTGGTGAAAACCGCCATGGCGTTGGACTTTTCAATGACGACTAAATCCGTTGCTTCGCTCATTGCTGACTCCTGAATTAGGTTGTGCGCTTCCCGTCTGCGCAGTGCCGGACAGGGAGTTATGAATGGGGGAGGGGGTTAGTGCTGGATAGGCTCGCCGCGTCCGTCCATCAGGACATCAATAACGCAGTCGCTGACGCGGATAATCTCTGCATCTGTGTGCAGATAAACCCAGCGGCGTTCCTGAATAACAGCTGAGACGCGATAGGTGCGGCCTTTGTGCAAAGCCATCATGCCGGGCGTAACGCACTGGCGAATTATCGGTGTCGTTCCGTAGTGATGGATCATAATTTACCCTCCACCTGCGCCAACAAACCGGCAACGTGCATCTGGAAGCGGTTTAATGTCAGCTTATTGCGAGGGCATCCGACCTCAGTTAATTGCCAGGTATATCCGTTTCCCATCTTTACTGCGTTGTACTGCTTTCCGTTGTGGGTGACTGTCATGATGCCTCCCGGACAGATTTCTTCACGTCGAGCAAGCCAATGTCATACGCTTGCTTGGCTTCCTTGTGGTTTACCAACTGACCGTTTACCGTATTCGCTACATCGCTGACCGGGCTATCTGGCTTAAACCATCCGGTTTCTTTTTCCCGTTCGGTAAGCTCACGCGTATCAAGACTGCTAATTTCAGATGCCCGGCACTGAGGGCAGTAATAAGGCCCACACTGAACCATGCCGATCCCTACATCGCAGTGGTCAGCCTCGCAACTGTCGAAGCCGCAATAAGGGCAGATGGCGAGGTCTGGTTTGTAGATATTCCGATAGTTTGTGCTGAATTGATGATTCCCGATTCCGGTACTCATAATCTCTCCTGCCCTTAAGCCGGGCCGCTGAACGTTGATAAATCCTGCTGCGCCAGTAGTTGGCATTGAGCGGTGGATAGCCGCCTGTACATGTCTTTGCCCTCTCGTAAAAGGGCAGGGATATGTAATAAAAAACCCGCCGAAGCGGGTTAGTTTTCGTGGCTGGATTTAAGAAGATGACTAAACGCCTCAAACGCTGATGTTTGCCCCTCTAACTTCTTCGCAAAGAAATCTGCTTGCTCCTGCGAAAAAGCATCAAATGCCTTGTTGAGTGAATCTCCATCATCAGTGAAGCTAACGTTTATGCTCATTTCGGTGCCAGAGAACATCGTCGATATGCACAACGCCTCATCGCCATCACTGTCCTGACCCTTTTTCACCAAAATCTGACGGTCATTTGATTCGAATACTTTTGCGAAACGCTCCATCGCCTTACCCTCTTAGCTAATAAAAAGGCCGCCTAAGCGACCTATTCTTTTGAAACTTCATATCCTTGCTCTGCCAGCCAAGTGACCACATCCGCCTCCCCAATGGCCTCCAGTAGATCATCAACGTCGTATTCCTTGACAATTTCATCAGCTTTCACTGCATCAGTGATATCCATATCCTCAACATCTACATCCATGTGTTTATTCCATCCTTCACCCCATGGAGTAATTCCACTGATAGCCTTAACTTTTACTCTTGCGCTAATTGTCATTCCCAAAACCTCAAATAAGTGGAGTAGATTTGCCGCCATCCCCTCGTAAAGAGATGCTGGTAAATCTGTAAACCCCCGCCTCAACGGGGGAGTACATCGCTAGTGCCTCAACGAAACACCGCGCCGGATCAGATTAAATAGTCTCGATGTAGAAGCTGCGTCGTCGCATATGCTCTCCTTGGTTGCTGGTTGATTCAGCACAGCCCACTCACCGAATGGGCTGTAATAAATCAGAAGTTCCAGGCAACTGCGCCAGCCTCTTTAGCAATAAGGCGGGCATCACATTTGCCAGCGACGGGCTTCTTAAACCACAGGCTGCCATCTTCGTTTTTAACTTCGACAAACTTCGTCGAGCGACTGGCGTAGTAGTAGGCTTTTTTCATGATTACCTCGCTGTTACTGATTTCCTCTTGCGAACTCAAATCAGCGGCGTCGATTTGCCGCGAGATTTCTGCACCGCGTGAATCTTGTTGCCGAACGGGTTGCTGTCTTTGTACCAGGTGCGCTTCTTCTTACGCTCTGCTGCCTCAGCTGCTTGAGCACGGCGTTCCAGCTCTTCCCGATAATCAACCAATGCCGATAAATCTGGCGGGTTGAGAGCAATTTCTACGCGTGAACGTACTTTTCTGGTCAGCGAGAGAATAGGGCGGTTATCTGGCTTGGCTTTCACCCCAACTAACAGGGGATTAGCAGCTTTCCATTCGGCCTGTTTCTCGGCGCGGCGTTCGCGGCGGCGTGCTTGTGCATCCATTGTGATTCTCCTGTCAGTTAGCTTTGGTGGTGTTGGCGGTAACCAGCCGCATGATCCTGGCCCCTTCACGATTAGCCGTTCTCACTTGCCACACCCCAAAGCTTTCTGCTTTGAATGCTGCCCTTCTTCAGGGCCAGATTTTTAAGAGCTTCACCGTCCTGGTGAGTAGTGCGTCCTGCTGATGAGTCCAATATACACATTATGTGATTTTATAGTCAATCACAAAATGTGTATTATTTTAGTTGTACACACTATGTGTATGTATGTATTGGATTTTTATTTTTTAAGGGTGCTGATATGATTATAAAAACATCATTTCGGAGGTGTTTATGGAGCTGGGCGAAGAGCGGGCGGGTTTGATTTCATCCGCAGTCGGTGCTGCGGTTGTAATACTGATAGCCAATGGCAGAGCGATTAGTCGTGATAACCTGGTTGCAGAGCTGGAGCGCCAGCGTCGGCTAACTGGGAACGTTATAGAGAAGGGCGTGAACAGGGATGCGGCGGAGTTGGTGAGGAAGGGGCAATAAAAAAGCCCGCACGGGCGGGCAGGTAGTGTTGCGATAGTTATTGTTATCAGCTTCAGTCTGGATAGTTATCGGCAGAATGGCGGATAGCTTTATGGGTGGGCAATAAAAAACCCGGCGCGGTGGCCGGGTGGGTATTTAATCATTAGTGATGATGGACTTGAGTAAAATTTCCGAAGGCTTATATGGATTGCTTTTGGAGGACGTATGCTTATACGTAATCGTCACGTCAGCTCTGGCTGTATAAATTCTCTTTATTTCTTCAGGGCTTATACCAGGAGCCAAAACCAACTTTACCCTTCTGTCTACTAATCCTGGTATAACAGCAGCCCAGTTTTCAGGGTTATCCAAGTCAGTAGCCCTGATCTCAAGGTCAACGTCACTGTGATCTCGAGTGTATGTATCCAGGGGGAACTCAACGTCAGTAGGAACCTTCCTGATAGTTTCAGCTGGCAACGTATATTTCACGTCCCCGCTCCCTATTACGAGAGTCGCATTATCGTCATTTCTTGCTGGAGAAAGAATCTTGACGGCGCTTTTGGCCAGAACCTTTTTGTCGGTAACACTACTATCAATGATCGCTTGAATTCTCTCAGGCGTAATCTCTGTCTGGCCTGCTCCAATATTGATAATCGTATTATTATTGGCCTCAAAATGAGAGGTGTTGTTAGGGGCCATGAGCTTAACCAAGGAAAGAAAAGCGGTACCAGCAAGGGCGATAACGACAGCCCACAGAAGAGCGTTCCTCACTTTGCCTTCCCCTATGTATTTGGTTCTAATACCATCAACAAATTTGTCTAATTCTTCCTCATTAGCGAAGAAAAGTCTAATGAGTAATTTTTCTCTGAGCGATCCAACTTCTAGCTTGCTAACTCTAACATCAACGTCTAGAACGTGAGATCCTGTTAACTCTGAAAGTACACCTCTGGACTGTTTTATAAGGGCTTCCCAGCCTTGCAAGGAGGCTATGATTTCCTTAATGCTTGGGTTGTTTCCAATTGAGTAATAGATATCCTCAGTGAACTCTAACTCCAGAAAATCAGCCATACAGATCCCTTCATAAATTTAGAATATATTTTTGTTTTAGAGCTTTCCTGTCACTCAAACATATCTTCAGGCCACTGCGCCTTAACAACCTTGCCTATGATGCGGCAGTTCTCATTACACGGGATGCTCTCATAGCGCGGATTGGGGTTCAGAGGCTCCAGCCAGTGCTTACCGTCATCCCATGTGTATTTCTTGAATGTGACTTCGGAATCACCGAAGACGCCAGCAACGCAAAAATCACCGGCATCAACTTCTTCAGCCGGATCTACAAGGATAAGCATTCCTTCCGGGAAGCTGGGGCGCATACCATGCGGAGCCGTCATTGAGTGGCCCACTACTTCAAGCCAGAAAGCGTCTTTGCTGGCTTTTTTGGTTGTAGATACCCACTTCTGCGCATCGCTTAAGGTGTATGTGCCGACTTCAGAAAACTGACCAGCCTGAACCGTGGTAAACAGTGGGTACTCATATTGCTTGTAGATGGGGCCTGACTCATCACCAAAAAGGATGACAGATGGTGACACTCCAAGCTGTTCAGCCAGAACTAGAGCATCATCAGCACTAACCTTCCTGGTTCCTAACTCATAGTTTCCAAGGCGCGACGGTGCGGCCCAGCCGCAAAGCTTGGCTAATTGAGCCTGGCTAAATCCCTTTGCTTCTCTGAGGGACTTAATCCTTTCCCCAATAATTTCATGCATAGTTTTCATACCGATAATCTATCACGACATGTGATTGCTGTATTTACACGAAGTGAGATTGACAGTTAATCACATATTGTGAATAATGGGTTTATTGCAACCGAAAAGGAGACTGCAATGAACAACATTGCACAGCAGCGAAAGAAGATCGGAATTTCGCAAGCTGTTCTGGCTGAGGCGCTTGGGTGGGGGCAGTCCCGCATCGCCAATTACGAATTAAATATTCGAACGCCCGGCCTTAACGATTGCCGTGAAATCGTAGAAGCACTTAAAAAACTTGGCTGCAAATGCACCTTAGATGAAGTTTTCCCGCCATCAGGTAACAAAGCAGCTTAAGTAACTCCGCTCTTATCACATCTCAGCCCTGAAAAAGGGCGATTCAAACAAACAAGTCTTTATGGCTATGCGTGTATGCGCATGGGCCTTTTAACTATTTCAACAAAGGAATTTTACAAAATGGATAACACAACCACCCGAAACAAAGCACAGGCCCGAAAAATCGAGTCGTGGATTTTGAATCAGATTGCGATGAAAGGCGCGTCGAACGTCGCCAAAGCAGTAGGGATTGATAAAAGCGGCATTACCCGCTGGAAGGAAACCATGATTCCCAAGATGGCTCTGCTACTGGCAGAGCTGGAATACGGCGTGGTCGATGAAGACGTGGCGCGGGTATCTAAGCAGGTGGCTTTGCATCTCGAAGAGCAGATCTTCGGATACCTGAAAAATGAAAAAGCCCCGAAGAACGGCGAATTCTTCGAGGCCTGATGCAGAAAGGCTGGATCAATCTACAGGAGTAATTATGAGTTCACTATCTCAGCTTTACAAGCAAAAAGAAAAAAACGGCACCGAAACAACGGTAAAAAAGACATTCCTTGTTCCGCTGGCGGAAATCTATGTCGAGCCGGGTTTCAACGTCCGTGAAATCGACCAACTGCACGTTGAAGAATTCCGTGACGCCTTCATTGCTGGCGAATACATACCGCCGCTGGCGGTGCAGGTGACGGATCAGGGCGTCAAGGTTATCGACGGTCACCACCGCTACTACGGTGCCATTGCCGCTACCCAGGCCGGTACTGAAATCCCCCGTCTTGAGTGCAAGGACTTCGTGGGAAGCGATGCGGATCGTATCGCCTTTATGGTCACCAGTTCGCAGGGCAAAGCGCTGTCTCCGCTTGAGCGCGCGGCAGCGTATCAGCGCCTGGTCAACCAAGGCTGGGAGTCATCAGAGATTGCCAGGAAGGTGAAGCGGTCGGTAGCAGACGTGGATCATCACCTGACGCTGCTTTCCTGCGGCGATGAGCTTCTCGAAATGGTGCGCACGAACGCCGTATCCGCCACCACCGCCGTTGAGTTATCACGCAAGCATGGAGCCAGCGCCGCCGCCGTAGCCAGCGAGAAGTTTGGTGAGGCTAAGGCCGCCGGGAAGAAGAAGCTCACCCGTTCCGCAGCACTGCCGCAACTTACTCCGTCACGCGCCCGCCGCCTGGCTGAGTTACTGGCGGATGCAGAAGTCGAAGAAAACCGGCTCACAATCCCCGCCACGGCGCTGGAAGAAGTGAAGGCGATCATCACTGAGCAGAAAGCACTGATGCGTGACAGCGGCTGGGAGGAAGCGTGAACACAGCAGAAATCCTCAAATTCCCGGGCGCCGCCCCGGGGCAACTCAGGAGCAACAGGATGGACAACCAGAAATCTGGCTACATCCCGTTGTACCGGAGCGTCCTGAAGCAAGCGTGGGCGAAAGATGTCTACCTAAGAACCCTTTGGGAGAACCTGCTTCTTAACGCCGCAAGAAAGCCTTTCAGAGCCTTTTTTAAGGGGCATGAGTGGAATCTTCAACCCGGTCAACTGGTAGTCACAGCGGCTGATTTAGGCCTTCAGTTATGCGACAGGAAAGGGAACCCAACAAGCCGTGATTCAGTAGAGCGGATGCTGGCAACTTTCGTCCGGGAGGGGATGATCACCATTGAAGGTGAGAAGCAAAAAGGCAGGGTGATCACCATCACAAATTACGCTGAGTATGCTCAAAAAAACGACGATTTGCCCGCACAAACAACCGCACATGAAGCCGCACATACATCCGCACATGACGGGGCCAGTAATGGCGCGGGCTTGAAGGTGGTAGCCGCACATGATGGCGCACATGAAGCCGCACATACATCCGCACATCATGAACAAGAAGGTAATAACAATAATAAAAACAATAAAACCTCTACGTCCGAGAATTCTGACGAATCCTCTGACAAGCCCGGTAATAAATCTCCTGCCTTGAAGCCTGACGCAGCAATTCAAAGCGGTGGCAAATGGGGTAACTCAGAAGACCTCCGCTGCGCTGAATGGCTGTTCAGTGAAGTCCAGCGCATCGCCCCATCTGCAAGAAAACCGAACTGGGCTTCATGGGCCAACGACATTCGCCTGATGCGGGAGCGTGACGGACGCACTCACAAGGAGATCGCCGCGCTGTTCAAATGGGCCTGTAATGACAGTTTCTGGCAGGGCAACGTGCTTTGCCCGGCGACGCTCCGGGAGAAGTGGACTCAGCTTGATATCAAACGCAACAAGCGGCCTGTCGAAAGCAGTCAGGGGCGCCCGGCGATTGATTACAACAACACTGACTGGATAAACGGGGTGCTTGATGAAAAGTCTTTCTAACGAGCTACAAAACTTCGATCGTGAAAATTTCCAGCGAATGGCGCACGGCCTGCCAGAAATTCAGGACGAAAGAGCCGACGAGGAACAAACCGCAGAGATTATCAACGATCTCTTCGGGAAACTTCGGGCGGCGTTCCCGGCGGCAATGAATAACTTCCGCTCTCAGCAAGAGTTTGACGAGTTCCGCCGTCAGTGGCTGATGTCATTCATGGAAAACGGAATCAATACCATGCAGCAGGTCGACGGCGGCATGAGGGTTTCGCGTCGCCAGGAAAAACCGTTTCTGCCGTCTCCAGGTCAGTTCGTTGCCTGGTGCAAAGCGGAGCAGGCTACAGCGGCTGGCCTACCAAATGCTCATGATCTCGTCGATATGGTTTACGAATACTGCCGGAATCGCGGTCAGTACGCAGATGCAGAATCTTATCCATGGAAGTCAAACGCTCACTACTGGCTGGTAACAACTCTGTACGCCAATATGCGCGCTAACTCCCTCAGCGATACCGAACTGCGCCGCAAGGCCGCCGAAGAACTTAACCACATGGCAGCCAGGATCAACCGAGGCGATCCAATTCCCGAACCAGTGAAGCAACTCCCTGTGCTTGGCGGTAAGCCTCTTACCCGTACTCAGGGCCTGGCAAAAATTGCTGAGCTGCGTGAAAAACACGGCCTCAGAGGACGTAAATCATGAAAGGCAAACAAGCAATTCTCGAATACCTGGAAGACCACGACACAGTCACCTCTAAAGCTGTGGCTGAAGAGTACGGACTTTCTCTCAACTGCATCAACAAGAACCTGTACGAGCTTGAGGCAGAGAGGGTCGTTACGCGTGTCAGCAAGGTATGGCGAACAGTGACCTACAGGAAGACAACCGGCGCTGAAAGACTCAGCGGTACGATCCCCAACATGAACGAAATATTCGCAGAGTGCCGCCGCAGTGAAGCAATGCAGCGTGTGCTGACTGTGCACGGGAGAAGAGCATGAGCAGAGAACAATTTGAAGCGTGGATGACAGCAGAGCAATGGTTCCACGGGAGTGATTTTGAGTGGGATGATCGGCGGAACTGCTACTCACAGTTTGGCATCCACCTGGCATACAAAGCATGGCAGGCAGCAACCAGCGCGATGGAAGCAAAGTGCGAGGCGCTGGCTGCTGAGAACGTGGCGCTGAAAGCGTTTGGCGGCAAGCTTGGTGATATGCATAACGACTTAAATGGCGAAGGTACAGGAATTCAGGGGCGTGCAGAAGTGGCCTGCCAGCAAATTGCTCTGGAAGCAGCAATGGAAGAATTTGACGACATTAAAACCCCCGCCACAGATCGCTTCCTCGCCGAGCAGAAGGCGCAGGTCTGGACGGAAGGCAGTGAGCCTGCGGAATTTGGCCGTTATTGGGTTCGTTACGAAACAGATGTTGGCCCTCAGTACTGCTCGGCACGGTGGATGGAATACAACTTCTGCGCATCCAGCGACACCAACATCCACAAAATCTGGCTGGCGGACCATTCACGTACAATTAACAGCCTGAAAGGTGTTACGCATTACACGAAACTTCCAGAGGTAATGGAATCCGCCCAGCTGCGCAACGAGGTGAACCATGGCTGACATCCGCAACTTCGGCTGGAATCGACTGAAACTGGCCACCCTGTCATACGAGCAACTCAATGAGCTTGAGGAGCAGGTCAAGCAGGAGCACGCCTGCAAAGACGGCATCCACATGTACGACAAAGCAGGGCGCGACAAGCTCGATGCACTGAGCTGGGCCGTCTACAACAAGCAGAAGCAGGAGCGCAAAGGATGAACATCAACGAACTGACGGCGAAGCTGCGCCATTGGGCATCAATGGCATCAGTGACAAGCGAGCGAGTTTCCTGCCTTAGCGTCGAGCAGCTGACAGAAGTGGCAGAGGCGCTGGAAGCCGCACAATCCCGCATCGCAGAGCTTGAGGCCCGCACGCTCACCGTGAAGCTTATTGAACCTACGCGATACGACTGCGAGGGCTATCACATTGACGAAGCGTATCTAACTCCAGCGCCAGACGGAGAATGCTACGACCGCGAGGAAGCGCTGACAGCGTTTAAGTCTGCCTGTTCCGCCGCTGGCATCAAATTACAGATAGAGGGGGAGTGAGTATGTCAAATAGCGCGGTTATTTTCCTCGTTATCGTATTCATCGCTTTAGCAAGCACTCCTGTATCACTGGAGCTGGCCGAAATCAGGGTCCCTGACTGGGCTTTGTTTTCCGGTCATATCTGCATGTGGTTAGCTGGGCTTGTCTGCGCAGAAATTGGAAGGAGGACTAACCCATGACACTGAGCAAAGAAAGGCTGGAAGAAATTGCAGACGGCTATACGCCATCGCATCAGGAGTATGTGGGATTAGCCCGTGAACTGCTGGAGCGCCGGGAGCGGGATACGCAGGAGCCGGTGGCGTATCTGTACCCCGGTGACGCAACGGAATGGAGAAACGTTGCACTGGCAGAGGATTTGGATGATGAGCAAAAGGCAGCTTGCATCCCGCTCTGCGCCCCGCAGCCAGCACCAGTAGCGCATAAGCCGGTGGCTTGGGTCACTGAGGGCTGGGTGCAAAACAGAGCCTGTGAATGGGGTGAAATCCCCGAGGGGAAATCTCCTGTGGTGGGCTCAAAATATTGGGATTTAGAAACCTTTGACGGGAACGAAGAGTGGTTAAAAGAAGCCGTTGCTAACACTGGCGCTAAACCACTCTACTCCGAACCGCAGCCAGTGCAGGTGCCGGCGCATGTGCCGGACCGTATGCCGTACAGCGTATACCAAGTGCTCTATGAACAGTGCGACGGGTTCGTTAACTGCAATCCTAACACGCAAATAATATGGAACGCCTGCCGCGCCGCCATGCTCAACGGGGGAAAATCATGAAAGACGAAACGTTGCAAAACGAGCGTGAAGAATTCGAAAAATGGTTTGTTGACAACCGTTCATTCCTTGGTGCCGATGCGCTGCATGTGCCTGAGTGGTTTATTGATCAGGTAAAAAATTGTATTTGGGTTGGTTGGCATCGCCGCGCTGACATGCAGTCCGGTAATTCAGAAGTCATTCAGGATTTTCTGCGTGTGCTCGACGAATACCCGGAACAACTGGTGCCGATTAATCGTAACTCTGCGGTGGTTCGTGCGTTGCGTAATGCTGCGGGTGGCAATTCAGCGCAACCTGTAACGGTGCCTGATGAGCCATGGCGTATCGAAGCCGAGAAGCAGGCTGAAATTTACGGACAAAGCTTTGTTGTGTTCCGCAATGGCGAACAGCCGCAATGCGCGGACCAACGCAAGGTTGTTATCAGTTTCACTGATGAAGGCCTTGGATATCCATCCGCCCCACAGGAGCCAACCAAATGACAATCCTCTCGGCAATTTATGGTGGTGCATTGGTCGGTGTGTTCCTTCTGGCATGGAAAAACGGGGAGGTGGTGTGATGGAAAACTTTAAAGACTATTCGCTTCTCGACTGGCTCATGTTCACGCAGCTGATGCTCATATGGGTGTTTATCGCATTCAAATCTGGTGCGTGGTTAATTGACTCCCTGGCGAAAAAAGCATGGCGCTGTTGGAGCAGGAAGGATAAAAAGGCGCTGGCTATGGACTCGTTCTACGATGCTTTCAATATAGCCAATTTAGCCAAAGGTGAATCGCTGATTGTTAAATCGCAAGCAGGCCTGGTCATCCAGATTTACAGGCCAAAGGACGGTGCCAATGCCTAGCCCAATCACATTCATCATCTGCGCGCTGCTCGCAGCCGATGCCATCAGAACGCTGATGTAATAAGCCCCGACAATGGGGCTTTTTGTTGCGTGACGTTTTGATAATTATCTCCGGATAAGCGATAATACAGGTGTGGAGCCTGAACACCTCCACGCCTGCTGCGCTTAACGGGGACGTTATGCGCAAACACAACGAACACATCACCTTGTCACAGATGCTGAAAAGCACCTGCGATTTTCTGCATTCTGCGGTTTCCGTTAAGGAGGCCGTATGAACTTCCCGAAGGATGGCATCCGCCTCCACATCACGAACTTTGACGCCATCGGTCAGCAGATTAAACCGATGCTTGAATCCGGCGACTGCTACCGCCTGGTGATTAAGCCATGGCGCGAGACTCGCAGTCTTTCTCAAAATTCTATGGCGCATGCGTGGTTTGGCGTCATCAGCGAATATCTCATCAAACGCGGCAAGTCATTCGCCACGCCTGAGTGGGTTAAAGACGCACTGAAGCACACCTACCTCGGCTACGAAACCACTGAGCGCGTTGATGTCGTATCCGGTGAAGTCACATCTGTTCAGTCTCTGCGCCACACATCAAAACTGGAAACAGGCGAGATGCACATCTTCCTGTGCAAGGTCGAAGCGTGGGCGATGAACATCGGCTGCCACCTCCCGATCCCTGACAGCAGTGAGTTCCAGCAGCTGCGCGATAAGCAGGAGGCGTAATGACACCTCTCGCTAAAGTCATGGAATGCGGCATCTTCAAGGTTCCGGCTCGGCGTAAGCGCAAGCCTATCGTCAATCCATCCGACATCCCAACTTTCAATTACTCCGCCCATCTCTATGACGTGCGCTGGTTACGCCTGCGTGCAAGGAAGGTGAACAATGGCTGATTTACGCAAAGCTGCTCGCGGTCGTGAGTGCCAGGTAAGAATTCCGGGAGTATGTAACGGCAATGCCGAAACCTCAGTGCTGGCCCATATCCGCCTCGCAGGATTGTGCGGCACCGGAATTAAGCCGCCTGACCTGATCGCCACCATCGCATGCAGCAGTTGTCACGATGAGATCGACCGCCGCACCCATCTGGTCGATGCGGAATATGCAAAAGAGTGTGCACTGGAAGGCATGGCTCGCACACAGGTTATCTGGCTGAAAGAGGCGCTGATCAAAGCATGAATACGTACAACATCACCTTACCCTGGCCGCCGAGCAACAACCGCTACTACCGCCACAATCGCGGGCGTACTCACATCAGCGCAGATGGCATCGCATACCGCAATGCTGTAGCGCAGATCATCAAGGCCGGACTGCTCGACATCAATACCACGTCGCCGCTGCGTGTTCGGGTGGAGTGCCACATGCCTGATCGCCGCCGCCGTGACCTGGACAACCTGCAAAAGGCTGCGTTCGACGCGCTGACCAAGGCCGGGTTCTGGGATGACGATTCGCAGGTAGTCGATTACCGCGTCGTGAAGATGCCGCAATGCACCGGCGGCAAGCTGGAACTGACGATTACGGAACTGGAGGGCGCAGTGTGACCCGACAGCAGATAGAGCAGTACGAGCTTGAAAGCATCCTCCGCGCCGGATTCAGCTTCCCTCGTCGCGGTGGAGACGACACAGCACAGCAGATCATCAGCAAAAGTGAGCGCCGCAGGGCAAAGACGAAACAGAAGCAGGAGATGCCAGCATGAATACCCAGTATCTTGAGTTTGTCCGTCAACAACTGATTGTGGCTACCGCCGACCTGAGTGGCGCGACTAAAGGCCAGCTCGTAGCCTTTGCTGAGAATGCGATGTTTCAGGCGACACCACGCAGCGCTGGCCGAAAGAAGATTAAAGACCCGTTTACCGGTCGCATGGTTAATCCGTCCAATCCTCCGATCCCCGGTCAGCAGTCACGCGCTAAAGGCTCACACATTCCCCTGGTGAATCACGTAGAGTTCTGCACTTCATCATGGCGTCGCGCGGTGCTTTCTCTCGATGAGCATCAGAAGGCATGGCTGCTCTGGAACTACAGCGAAAACACCCACTTTGAGCATCAGGTGGCGATTACCCAATGGGCGTGGGCTGAATTTAAAGAACAGCTATGCGGTCGCAAGGTGGCCGGGAAAACTCTGGACCGACTGAAAGCGCTTATCTGGCTGGCGGCGCAGGACGTCAAATCTGATTTGTCTGGGCGTGAGACTTACGAGTATCAGAAGCTGGCGCAACTGGTAGGGGTCAGCAAGTCTACCTGGACGGAAACGTATTCCCCCCACTGGCAAGCGATGCTGAAGATAATGCATAGTCTGGATAGCCATGCTTTATTGCAAGTTTCTCGATCACGTTCACAACAAAAGGCAGCAAGTTTGGACTCAACTCTTGCAAAACCGAACTGAAAGCGCTATATTTCGTGTAAATCAGATATGCTGCCAAAATTACATCGGCGGCAAAGAATTAAAAGCCTCGGTTAACAGCCGGGGCTTTGTCGTTTCTGGGTCAGAAGCACAGCGGTTGTGCGCTCGGCTGTTAACCGAATGGTCGAAGGTTCGAATCCTTCCTGTCCCGCCAAATATGCATCTGTCGTAGTTTTGGAATTACGTCTGGCTTCCAACCAGAAGATGCGGGTTCGATCCCCGCCAGATGCTCCAATCAGGCCGGTTTAGCTCCAATGGTAGAGCGGTCGCCTTGTAAGCGAATGGGTAGCGGTTCAAGTCCGTTAACCGGCACCAAACCCAAGCCAGGGTATCTTCGGCCAAAGCCGACATTGCTTCATCCTCAATTCCGCCTCCGGGCGATTTCAGCGCCGTTGGAACCCCATCCCAGATGTACGGCGCTCTTTATTTTCACACGCAGCCGGAACGGTCTAATGGAGAACAGCCTACTAACGAGTCTTGCCGCCGTTTTATTCGGCGGTGGGGCAATCGCGCTTTTCTGGAAACCGTTAAGCGCGGTTATTGCTTCTGCTGTGACAAACAACAGGGCAGGTGGTGAGGTTATTACTCACTACAAAGAGCAGGTCGTTCTCCTGAAGGCTACAAACGACGAACTGCGAAAAGAGAATAACGAATTGAGAGAGCGTAGAGAGAAGGACCTTCAGAGGATTTCTCACCTCGAAAGCGATATTCGAATAATCAAAAGCTCCTTGCGGATGCTGATTGCCATTACCCAGGCCGGACGCGATGAAGAATTCCGGGGCCAGGTGAGCGCCATGCTTACCAAACTTGAGGAAGATCGCGATGAAACCTAAAGCCAGAGGATTCATTGAAAGCCATAAGGGCCGAATCATGATTGGAGGCCTGCTGCTTTTCGTCTGTGCCATGTTCAGCGTCATGACAATCGCCTTTATCTACTCCAATGACAAAGTTCGCCAGGAGTACCGGCAGATAGCAGATAAGCGTGACAGGAAGGTTGAAAAACTTGCTGAGCAGGTCGGAACAATGCAGCAAAAGCTCGATGCTATGCCTGAGAAAACGGCAGAGAAGACAGCCGACAAGGTTAAAACCGTGGTGAAAGAGGATGAGAAGAAATGACGAAAGACCAAATCTTCGAATCCATTCTCGGCAAAGAGGACGGATACGTTAATAACCCCAATGACCGTGGCGGGCCAACAAACTGGGGTATAACGCAGGCTGTTGCCCGCGCCCATGGCTTTACCGGAGACATGCGCTACCTGACCAGGCAACAGGCGTTAAGCATTCTCGAAGCTGATTACTGGTTCGGTCCTCGTTTCGACCAGGTGGCAAACGTAAGTAGCGCGATTGCTGTCGAGCTTGCAGACACTGGCGTGAATATGGGGCCATCAGTAGCGGCGAAATTTCTACAACGGGCGCTGAACGTCTTCAACAATCAGGGCAAGCTGTACCCTGAAATTATTGCTGACGGTCAAATAGGTCCGCGCACAATAACAGCGCTTTCTTCTTATCTTTCCCATCGCAAACAGAATGGTGAAGAGGTCATGCTGAAGGCTCTCAACAGTCTTCAGGGTGCTCGCTACATTGAGCTTTCGGAATCACGTCCGGCTAATGAATCTTTTGCTTATGGCTGGTTTGAAAGGGTCGGTGTGTGATGGATGCATTCAGTATGCTTCGCGGATTGTCAGGAGCTATCTCCCTCAGCCGCACACAGGCAGCCCTTGGCTTTCTGGTGTGTAGTTGCGTGGTGGGATGGCAGGCATATCAGGGGACGCTTTCTGAAGTGGTCTTTGGCCTGTATTTCGGCTTCTGCACTGCCGGTTATCTTGGCGCTAAGAAGCTCTCAGGCGACAAAGACATCAAGGAGCAGCAAATCGACGCTGGTATGAATCCGGGGGATAAGCCATGACAATGATTGAGATGATTATCAGCGGTATCGGCATACTTGTGACTTTTGTTGCCGCCGCCTTTGGTATCGGGCATTCGAAGGGCAAAAGCAAGGCAGAGCAGGCTGCTGTAGAGCGCGAAATCAAATCCAAAATCGAACAGGCGCAAGCCGCAAATGAGCGCCAGACTCAAACCAGTAAAGAGGCCGCAGATGTTCAGGATACCGTTACTCGCATGCCTGGTAGCGCTGTTGACGACGAGTTGCGCTCCAACTGGCTCAACAAATAACACCGTCGTCGTGGACACCGCCTGCAACTGGGTTAAACCGATCCTGGTCACAGAGGCTGACATTCTGTCGATGGATGACCGCACAAAGCGAGCCATCCTGACCCACAACAAAACATGGAAAGCTAACTGCGCTACGGAACCCGCTAAATGAGCTCCTACTCCATCTACAACATCATCTCTGGCATGTGCATTGGCGCATTAATCGCAACGTGGATTTATAACTGGCTCATGCAAAGGCAGGAGCGCCGTCACCGCGATGAAATCAGACGCATGCAGCGAGAGGTTGTGATGGAGATAAAGAGCGCGCACAAGCTCCGGTAACTGGACAACCCGCACGAAGATTCCAGATCAGCAACACAGCATTATCAGCCTCGCGAATGCGGGGCTTTTTTATGTCCGCAGTAAAACGCGCGTCGCAGCGCATAACACCCCCGAGTCTTTCAGAAAGCTGAGCCTGAGAACTGCCGTATATGGTGGCGACCATCTCGGGGCGGCTTTTCTGTGCGAACAGGCTCATCTTTCTAAAAGGTAAAGACGCTATGAATATCGTCCCGCTGAATTACAAAGGCGAAGCCGTGCGCTTCAACACAGACGGATGGATTAATGCCACCGATATTGCAAAACGATTCGGTAAGCGCCTGGACCACTGGCTGTCCAACGCTGAAACCCTCGAATACGTTAGAGCACTGGACGAGGTTTATTCAGGTGAACCATCGCAAATTCTACATACCCGTGATTCCGGGTATGTAAAAACCAGCAAGGCACGAAAGGACAGGGGCGGCGGTACATGGCTGCACCCAAAGTTATCTGTTGCCTTTGCCAGATGGTGTGATCCGAAATTCTCAGTCTGGTGCGACCTTCACATTGATAGCCTGCTTCGCGGCGAGCTGACTGAGCAGCAGAAGTTTGAACAAGCCTGCCGAATCCGTGATGCGAGAAAGGAGAAGGTGAGTGCTGGCGCAAGTGAAATGGCTCGATGGAGATGGGATAAACCAGCTATTGAGGCGAACGTTGAGTACTGGCGTGAACAACTTCAGTTGACGCTGGACATTGCCAGCTAAGCACAGTGCATATCTGCACGGAGAGAGCCTCTTTCACAACGGCTATCCATTACAAAGCGTCTCACCTGGGGCGCTTGATAATGGATATCCCCCTGAGCGGATAAATAAAAAATAACCCCTGCAACGGATAATGACGGAGTGCGACATGGTTCAAGCAGAAATGCCAAAGTATCAATGCCACAAGCAGGTATGGGCATTAAAGATTCGACATATCGACCACAAACCTAACCCAGACCTTTCCGGCGCGTCGGGAGCATCAAGCTATGGAGCCACCATTCACCCAGAGGATGGCGCATACGCGCCATTCGATGTAAGCCCTGAGTACGTTAACAAACATCAACCGGTCGCTGGCGGGTATTACGTTGTGTATGAGGATGGCTATGCATCCTTCTCACCTGCGGACTCGTTTGAATCTGGCTATACGAAAATCTGACGGAGCGTGATATGGCTAAGGATAATCCGTTCCGTGTAATCAGCGCCGGGGAAGGTGACCCTGAGCTTGAGAGACGGAAAGAACTATGTCGCCAGGTGCTGAAAGACATGCTGCAAAAGGTGGATGACGAAGATATTCAGTCGATCTGCTTTGTTGCCGTAACCCACGATGGCGACATTGTGCATGGCCGGAGTGTAGAAACCGACTATCACGCAATTCTTGGAGGCCTGAGCCGCCAGTCTTTCGTTGTTAACCAACTTCTTGATCAGGTTAACGTCAATTCATCAGAGCAGGAATATTAAACATGGCAGATACACAAGAGACTGGCGGTGGAGTGGGCGGCATTAGCGCATCACAAAAGTTGCGACTCGATATTCTCGAAATGGTCCAGTACGACACCGCAGCGGCAAAGCAGGCCATTGCAGCGATTGCAGACGATCCACTGAAGCTTGAGCTATTCAAGCGGCATTACACGCTGGCACAAGCTGAACCCACCGCAGTATCCCGCACAACCAAAGCGCTACAGGGCATGAAAGAAGCTCTGCCGCTGTTTGAGTAAGGTAACCACAAATGGCAGCACCGAAGGGTAACCGATTCTGGGAGGCCCGCAGTAGTCATGGGCGTAACCCTAAATTCGAATCGCCTGAGGCGCTGTGGGCTGCATGTTGCGAATACTTCGAGTGGGTGGAAGCAAACCCATTGTGGGAGATGAAAGCATTCGCATATCAAGGTGAGGTAACGCAAGAGCCGATCGCTAAGATGCGTGCAATGACCATCACTGGATTGACGCTATTTCTCGATGTGACGCTTGAAACATGGCGCATATACCGCATGCGAGAAGATTTATCTGAAGTCGTTACGCGAGCAGAGCAAATCATCTACGACCAGAAGTTCTCAGGCGCAGCTGCTGACCTGCTGAACGCCAATATCATCGCCCGTGATCTGGGCCTCAAAGAGCAGTCGCAAGTTGAAGACGTGACACCTGATAAGGGAGATCGCGATAAGCGCCGCTCTCGAATTCAGGAGTTACTCAACCGTGGAAGCCGAAGCGATTCTTGATGACCTGACAGAAGACGAGCAGATCGAACTGCTTGAGCTTCTGGAGGAAGAGGAGCGGTACCGGGAAACGCACCTGCTTTATGAGTTCACGCCGTACGGCAAACAGCGCGAGTTTATTGATGCTGGCTCTGAGTACCCAGAGCGTTGCTTCATGGCCGGTAACCAGCTGGGGAAGTCTTACACTGGCGGCGCAGAGGTGGCATTCCATCTCACCGGACGCTATCCCGGCACGAAAGGTTATCCGACTGATGGCGCATATGGCGCATCGTGGGGCGGTAAACGCTTCTATGAGCCCGTCGTATTCTGGGTGGGTGGCGAGACCAACGAAACCGTAACGAAGACGACACAGCGCATCCTGTGCGGTCGTATCGAAGAGAATGATGAGCCAGGCTACGGTTCAATCCCGAAAGAGGACATCATCAGCTGGAAGAAGTCGCCATTCTTCCCAAACCTTGTCGATCACCTGCTGATAAAGCACCACAACGCTGACGGTGTAGAAGACGGCATATCAATCTGCTACTTCAAACCGTACTCACAGGGCCGTGCACGCTGGCAGGGTGACACAATTCACGGCGTCTGGTTCGATGAAGAGCCGCCATACAGCATTTATGGTGAGGGCCTGACCCGTACCAACAAATACGGCCAGTTCTCAATGCTGACGTTTACCCCGCTGATGGGTATGTCAGACGTCGTTACCAAATTCATCAAGAACCCGAGCAAGGCGCAGAAGGTTGTCACCATGACAATCTACGACGCCGATCACTACAGCGATGAGCAGAAAGAGCAGATTGTCGCGTCTTACCCAGAGCATGAACGTGAGGCTCGCGCCCGGGGTATTCCGACAATGGGTAGTGGCCGCATCTTCCAGATCCCGGAAGAAACCATCAAGTGCCAGCCATTCGAATGCCCCGAACATTTCTACGTCATCAACGCAATGGACTTTGGCTGGGATCACCCTCAGGCACAAATTCAGCTGTGGTGGGATAAGGACGCAGACACCATATATCTGGCAAGAGCGTGGAAGAAGAAAGAGCACACGGCTGTTCAGGCGTGGGGCGCAGTGAAGCCGTGGGCGCAGAAGATACCCACCGCCTGGCCCCACGATGGCAACCAGCATGAGAAGGGCGGCGGGGAACAACTGAAATGCCAGTACGCTGACGCCGGATTCATGATGCTGCCAGAACATGCGACATGGCCTGATGGCGGAAACGCCGTTGAGCCTGGGATAACTGAGCTGCGTGACATGATGCTTGATGGCCGCTTCAAGGTGTTCAATACCTGTGAGCCATTCTTCGAAGAGTTCCGCCTGTATCACCGCGACGAGAACGGGAAGATCGTCAAGCTTAATGATGACGTCCTTTCTGCAACACGTTACGGCTACATGATGCGCCGCTTCGCTAAGTTGATGCGCGATATCAAAAAGCCGAAAGAGAAAGTGTTACCACCGCCGATTAAACCTGTCGCACGGAGACGATAATGGCAGATGAAAACAGACTCGACTCCATCCTCAGAAAGTTCGATGCGGATTGGTCAGCGAGCGATGAGGCCAGAACCGAGGCGACCAATGACCTGTTCTTTAGCCGGGTTAGCCAGTGGGATGACTGGTTATCAGATTACACAACCCTCCAGTACCGGGGGCAGTTCGATGTTGTCCGACCGGTAGTCCGCAAGCTTGTCGCAGAGATGCGCCGCAACCCCATTGATGTGCTCTACCGCCCGAAAGATGGTGCAAAGCCTGATGCGGCTGATGTGCTAATGGGTATGTATCGCACTGACATGCGCCACAACTCAGCGAAGATTGCCGTTAACGTTGGCGTTCGCGAGCAGATTGAAGCCGGCGTAGGTGCATGGAGACTTGTCACTCAGTACGAGGACAACAATCCGACCAGCAATAACCAGGTGATCCGCCGCGTACCGATTCACGAAGCGTGCTCTCACGTCATCTGGGACTGCAACAGCAAGCAGATGGACAAGAGCGACGCCAAGCACTGCACGATCATTACGCCACTCAGCACTGAAGGCTGGAAGGCATTCGCGGAAGAATACGAACTGGATGAGGGTGACATCCCTTCCTTCCAGAGTCCGGACAGCAATTGGGCTTTCCCGTGGGCTACCAAAGACGTTATCTATGTCGGCGAACATTACGAGGTGGAGGAGAAGAAAGAGAAGGTCTTCATCTACCTCGACCCGATGACCGGTGAGCCAGTCAGCTACTTCCAGAAAGACATTGCTGAAGTTATCGATGATCTGGCGGAAAAAGGATATGTGAAAGTATCCGAGCGCAAAGTTAAACGCCGCAGGGTATATAAGTCGATCATCACCCTGACTGAGATACTCAAAAACCGCGAACAGATTGCTGGCGAGCACATCCCCATTGTGCCAGTGTTCGGAGAGTGGGCGTTTGCTGGCGACAAAGAAGTCTATGAAGGCGTGGTCAGGCTGACGAAAGACGGCCAGCGCCTGCGCAACATGATTATGTCGTTCAATGCCGACATTGTTGCCCGCACGCCGAAGAAAAAGCCTATGTTCTGGCCTGAGCAAATCGCTGGTTATGAGCATATGTACGCCGGTAGCGACGATTATCCTTACTACCTGCTTAACCGTACTGATGAAAACAACGGCGATCTCCCGGTCCAACCAATCAGCTACATGGAAAACCCGGAGGTTCCACAAGCTAACGCCTACATGCTGGAAGCGGCCACCGCTGCCGTGGAAAAGGTTGCGACGCTTGGAGTTGATTCTCAGGCTGCAAACGGGCAGGTGGCTTTCGACACTGTTAACCAGCTCAATATGCGGGCAGACCTTGAGACATACGTGTTTCAGGACAACCTTGCCACAGCCATGCGGCGCGACGGAGAGATATACGCCTCCATGGTTAACGATGTGTATGACATCCCACGACAGGTGACTATCACGCTTGAAGACGGCACCGAAAAGGATGTCCAGCTTTACTCCGAGATGGTAGACCTCGCCACCGGTCAGCATGTCGTAACCAACGATATTCGCGGCAGGTACGAGTGCTACACAGACACGGGTCCATCTTTCCAGTCGATGAAGGAGCAGAACCGCGCCGAGATTCAGGAGCTTCTGGCAAAAGTACCGCCCGGCACTCCGGAATGGCAGATGCTGTTGCTCCAGTACTTCACGTTGCTCGATGGCAAAGGTGTCGAGATGATGCGCGAGTACGCCAATAAGCAACTCGTCGTGATGGGGCTGAAGAAACCTGAGACACCTGAAGAGATTCAGATGGTGCAACAGGCTCAGAGCCAGCCTCAGCAGCCTAGCCCGGAAGCCATTCAAGCTCAGGGCGTGTTGCTGACCGGCCAGGCTGACCTGCTCAATGCTCAGGCTAAACAGGCACAGATTCAGGTCGAAGCAGCGAAAGTTGAGGCTCAGAACCAGCTCAACGCAGCGAAGATTGCTGAAATATTCAACAGCATGGACCTGGGTAAGCAGGCAGAGTTCAGGGAATTCCTGAAAACTGTCCACTCATTCCAGCAGAACAGCAGCGATGACGCCCGAGCCAACGCTGAACTAATCCTTAAAGGCAATGAACAGCGCCACAAACAAGGCTTGGACATAGTCAATATCCTGCAATCGCAGAGACAAAATTCCCCCACCGGCGGTGTAGCCGAGTTACCTCAATAAGAGAGAGTTAATCATGTACGAAACCACCGAAATTCAGGTCACTGAAGAACAAATCCTGCCCGGCGATCAGGCGGGGGCATCCGCAGATGGCTCAGTTGTCGATAATGCCAACGGCAACGCAGGTCAGGAAGAAGGCTTCGAGATTGTCCTGAAAGACGATGAGAACAAGAAAAAACAAGACCCGGCAACCAACGCAGAGTTTGCCCGTCGCCGTCTGGAGCGCAAGCGTCAACGTGAGCATGAGCAACAGATGGAAGCGGTTAAACGCGGTGAGGTACCGGAGAGCTTACGGGTAAATCCAACCCTACCTGAACAGCCTAACGCTAATGACTTCTTCTCTGATGAAGCTATGGAGAAGTACGGCTGGGACAGTGGGCGTGCTCAGGCTGCATTTCAGCAAGCGAATAATGAGTGGCTAATCAAGGCTCAGGACGCCCGAAGCAATGCAGTAGCAGAGCAGGGGCGCAAGACTCAGGAATATACCCAGCAGTCAGCGCAATACGTCGAGGCTGCACGCAAGCATTATGACGCAGCGGAGAAGCTCAACATCCCAGATTATCAGGATAAAGAGGAAGCATTTGCACAACTTGTACCACCGCAAATTGTTTCCGATCTGATGGTGTTGTTCCCGGAGAAATCCGCCGCACTGATGTACCACCTGGGCTCTAACCCAGAGAAAACGCGTCAAATCCTGCAAATGAACCAGCAGCAGGCGCTGATTGAACTCACTCGACTATCTGAACGATTAACTCTCAAGCCTCGCAGCAATGCGATTTCTTCCGCCCCTCCAGTTGACGAGCCGGTACAGCCAAGCGCTGTAGCGACCAACACCTCAGCAATCCAGAAGAAAATGGATGAGGCGGCGAAGAAAGGTGACACAGAAACCTATCGCAAGCTGAAGGCGCAACTCAAAGGAATCAAATAATGTCTCTTAACGAAGGCCAAATGGTAACTCTCGCGGTGGACGAGGTTATCGAAACCATGCAGAACATCATGCCGATGGTCGACAAGGTCAGCAAATACTCCCCGCCGGGTCGTGAAATGCAGCGCGGTGACAACACGATCTGGATGCCTGTAGAACAGGAAGCGCCGACCCAGCGCGGCTGGGACCTGACCGACAAAGAAACCGATCTGCTGGAACTGAACGTCAAGGTAACCCTCGACGATCCAGATAACGACTTCTTCGACATCCGTGCCGATGATGTTCGTGACGAAACCACCTACCGCCGCCGTATCGCAGCCTCTGCAAAGAAACTGGCGAACAACGTTGAGCTGGAAATCGCCCGTACGGCTGCCGAAATGGGCTCGCTGATTGTGACCAGCACTGGCCCGATCGGTAATGCCAATACTGGCTGGGATTTCATCTCCGAAGCTGAATCGCTGATGTTCTCCCGCGAGCTTAATCGCGATGCCGGGCTGAGCTTCTTCTTCAACGCTAACGACTACCGTGGTGCTGGCCGTGACCTGGCCGGGAAGGACTTCTACGGTCGCATTCAGGATGACGCGTACACCAAAGGCGTTATTCAGAAGCAGGTTGCTGGATTCAACGATGTACTGCGTTCTCCGAAGCTTCCTACTCTGGTTGGTTCTACCGCTACGGGCGTTACCGTTTCCGGCGCGCAGAAGTTCAAACCGCAATCGTGGAAACTGAACGAAGACAACTCCCGTGAAAACGTGGACAACCGCTTCGCAACGGTGAATGTTAGTTCCGGAACAGGCTTTAAGCGCGGTGATAAAGTCTCCTTCGCTGGCGTCAAATTCCTGGCTCAGATGGCGAAAAACGTACTGGTTCAGGATGCGACTTTCTCTGTCGTGGCTGTAAACGGCAACGCTATCACCATCACGCCTAAGCCAATCGCTCTGGACGACACCTCGCTAACCGCTGCTGAGCGAGCTTATGCGAACGTGAACACCTCGCTGGCTGCCGGTGCTGCAATCAATGTGCTGAACACCGATACGGCACCAACCAACGTGTTCTGGGCTGATGACTCTATCCGCCTGGTGTCTCAGCCGATCCCGCTGAACCATAACCTCTTCGCTGGTATGAAGTCAGAAGCATTCAGCATTCCCGGTACCGGACTGAATGGTGTCATCGCATTCCAGGGTGACATCTCTACCTTCAGCGGTAAGTGCCGTATCGCGCTGTGGTACAAATCCACTGCTGTACGTCCGGAAGCTATCGGCGTTGGCCTGGCGAATCAGGACGTCGCAACCGCCATTGAAGGCTGATGATAAGGGGCTTCGGCCCCTTTATTACTGGAGAAAAACATGAGCACAATGCTTTATAAGCAGGGTCGTGGAGCAAAGGTTTGGGGGAAGGAAGTCCAGACTAAGGTTGTCAGTGATGGTGACCTTGAAGATCACATTGCCGCCGGCTGGTATAAGCATCCTCACGATGTTCCTGATGAGCCCCTTGTTGGTGATCAGATGGTGAGTGTTGGCGGCGAGGTGACTAACCCAGTAGATATGGGTGAAGTGTCAGACGGCTATCACACCTTTAATGAGCTATATGCTCACCGGGGGCGCCTGTTCTCATCGCTGATGCATGCTTACTCAAGCCTCGCGTGGTGGTCTCGCAAGCATAGCGACGGTGAAGAATGGGAAGGCTGGATCATCGCTGGCATTACCACGCCAGAAGGTGAAATCACTTACCACCTACCCGTTGAAGAAATCGAATTCCTTCCTGAAGGCACCGAGCTTGAATTCGGGAAAGAGTGGGATGGTCACGAAGCGAGTGATGTTCTTGACCGGCTTCTAAGTTTGCGACCAGCTATTGCTGAGCCTGAGCCTGAGCCTGAGCCTGAGCCTGAGCCTGAGCCTGAGTTGAAAGAACGCAAAAAGCCGGGGCCAAAACCTAAGGCGGCAAGCGATGAATCTCACGACTAAAGGCGACATTGTTCTCGCCGCACTTCGCAAGTTGGGCGTCGCCTCGAATGCCACGCTAACCGATGTCGAGCCGCAATCTCTTGAGGATGGCGTTAATGACCTCGAAACGATGATGGCTGAGTGGTACCAGGACGGGAAGGGCATCATCACCGGGTATGAGTTTACCGATCTGGCAAATCCGCCCTCCGAAGGTGACGAACACGGCATCCGCTCCAGCGCAGTCAGTGCTGTGGTGTTCAATCTGGCCTGCCGCATCGCGCCTGATTACGCAATCGAGCCAACCGCCAAAGTCATCACCACCGCCCGCAATGGCAAAGAGTTGCTCGTTAAAAACACGGCGCTCAGTCGTGCTAAGCGCGCACCTTATCCGAACAGGATGCCAATCGGCAGCGGTAACAGCTTCGCCACTCTGAACGGATGGCATTTCTTCCCGGGAGAACAAAAAGATGCCGATCCAGCAACTTCCTCTGATGAAGGGAACGGGTAAAGACTATCGCAATGCTGACTACATTGACTATCTGCCGGTGAATATGCTGGCGACGCCGAAGGAGATACTCAATTCCAGCGGGTATCTTCGCTCGTTCCCGGGCATAGCGAAGCGATCTGATGTTGCGGGTGTGTCGCGTGGGGCTGAGTTCAACACCGCTCAGAACGCTGTATATCGCGTTATGGGTGGCAAGCTCTACAAGGGCGATTCGGCTGTTGGTGATGTTGCTGGCTCTGGCAGGGTATCAATGGCCCATGGTCGCACATCACAGGCTGTTTGTGTCGGTGGAAAGATAGTCGAGTATCGGTATGACGGAACAACAAAGACGATCGACAACTGGCCCGCTGGTACAGGTTATACCCAGTATGATTTAGGCTCTGCTGGCGATGTAACAAGGCTGAGAGGCCGTTATGCATGGACAAAAAATGGTAGCGATTCATGGTTCATTAGTGACATCGAGGATGAATCACATCCAGATCGCAACTCGGCAGAATACCGCGCTGAGTCACAACCTGACGGGATTCTCGGTATAGGGACTTGGCGAGACTTCATCGTTTGTTTCGGTGCGACAACCATTGAGTTTTTCTCCCTGACTGGCGCAAGCACGGCGGGAGCTGCCCTCTACGTTGCCAACCCTGCGTACATGGTTTCAAAAGGTATCGCAGGCACATTCTGCAAGTGCGTTTATATGGATGCCTACGCCATTGTCAGTAATCCGGCAACTGGTGCGCCATCCGTGTATATCATTGACTCTGGCCGTGCCACTCAGATCGCCACGGCAAGCATTGAGAAAATCCTCAGGAGTTATACAGCAGCCGAGCTTGCCACAGCAGTTATGGAGTCTCTCCGTTTCGATTCACATGATTTACTGATTATCCACCTTCCTGATCACGTTCTTGTCTATGATGGGGCGGCCTCTCAGGGCGGCCAGCAGTGGTGCATTCTCAAAACTGGACTATACGATGACGCGCATCGGGCAATAGACTTCCTTTATGAAGGCAACTCTATTACATGTGGCGACAAAGTAGAGGCATTGAAAGGTTCACTTCAGTTTGATATTTCCAGTCAGTATGGAATTCAGCAAGAGCACCTCCTGTATACCCCGCTTTTTAAGGCTGATAACGCCAGGGTTTTTGATTTAGAACTTGATTCATCAGGCGGTGTTGCTCAGTCGGCAGACAGGCTTTTCATTTCTGCCACCACTGATGGCATCAATTACGGTCGCGAACAGATGATTGGATATAACGCTCCGTTTGTTTACGACAGGAGGGTTATCTGGAAAAGGATCGGGCGCATTCGCAAGAATGTTGGATTTAAAATAAGGGTAGTAACTAAATCACCGGTTACTTTATCCGGCTGCCAGATAAGGATTGAGTAATGGCCGATAGCTCCCTTAACCAGCCAGTCATTGTGCGTGCAATAGGCTTGAATGCAGCGTCTATCCCGGCAGGTTACAGCCCCGCTTATGCTCAGTACATACTTTCACAGGCAACAGACTTTACTAAAGTTGCCGGGAAAGCCAATGAAGCCGGGCAAGGGGCATATGAAGCGCAAACTAAAAACGATGAGCAGGATGTAACAATACACTTTCTTGAGGTCAGAATTACTACGGCTGAAGGGAACATTATTACCCTGCGAAGTGATGTTGATTACCTGCTTGATGAGGTGATCGATATTCAGGCTCATCTTGTTACGTTGGATAGTCGGGTAACCGCTACTGAAAACAATATCGTCAATCTCCAGGCTGACTATATATCCAAGTCAGCAGTCACTTCTCAAAACCTGGCATCTCCACTAAACGTAACAACCTCCTATTCAGTGGGAGGGGTCAAGGTAATAGGGGCAAGGCAAACCGGGTGGACTGCAGGAACCGGAACGGCGCTCCTTGGTGCTTTTAACGCAAACCAGTCATTCACGGTAAGTAACCCGCCAACACAGGCTGAAGTTCAGGCTATAGCCGCTGCTCTTGTAGCAGTAAGGCAAAGAAATCTAGCCCTTGAGCAGATGGCAAGGACTCACGGATTAATTAACTAATGCAAATAAAGCTCATCGACAACCCGGTGAAGCTAGCGGAATTCCTCAACAACCCCAGCAACACATGTAACATCGTAGATAGTGGAGACTCATACCTCATCAAAACAGATGCGGTCTATATGGGCATCTATGAGGGCCTTGTGCTGGCTGGCGTCCACGAAGTTCGAAACTTCTGGCACAGCGTCGTTGAGTGCCATGCTGTGTATGAGCCTGGTTTCCGTGGTGAATACGCGCTACAAGGTCATCGGTTATTCTGCAAATGGCTTCTCGAAAACTCCCCCTTCCTGAACAGCATAACAATGGTTCCCGACACAACGAAGTACGGACGCGCACTGATCAGGTTGCTCGGTGCCACACGAGTAGGTCATCTCGACTGCGCATATTTGCGTAACGGAGAACCAGTGGGCGTCACACTTTATCAATTACCTCGCTCGAAATATGAGGAGCTATTAAATGTTAATTCATAAGATTGCCCTGAAGCACCTCAGCAAAGCGGTGTACTGCAAAGGCGGTGATGGCGGCGCAGGAGCACAGGCAAAAGCGACGCAAAAGGGAATCGACCTTCAGCGCGAAATGTGGCAGACGAACATGCAGAACCTAGCGCCATTTACACCGATGGCGCAGCAATACGTTCAGCAGTTGCAGGGATTGTCTACATTGCAAGGTCAGGGATCCGCGCTTCAGGGTTTTTACAACTCACAGCAATATAAAGATATGGCGGATCAGGCCAGATACCAGAGCCTGAATGCTGCAGAAGCAACGGGCGGCCTTGGCACAACGGCCACAGGAAACCAGCTTGCAGCTATTGCTCCAATGCTCGGACAAAACTGGCTATCGGGCCAGATGAACAACTACCAGAACCTCGCAAACATCGGCCTCGGCGCGCTAACCGGGCAGTCTACAGCCGGTCAAAACTACGCAAATAATGTAGGTCAGCTCTACCAGCAGCAGGCTAATGCGGCGGCGGCAGGTTCAAATCAGCCATCAACAGGCCAGAAAATGCTGTCAGGTGCCGCTTCAGGCGCAGCGATGGGCACAGCGATTATGCCTGGCTGGGGTACGGCCATCGGCGCAGGTGTCGGCGCATTAGGCTCATTAGTTTTCTGAGGTGATAAATGGCTACTTGGGAGCAAGGTAATGCAGGCGGCCTTCTGGCAGGCCTGGGCGGGAGTAACTTCAACGCTCCGCGCGCCAGTGATGCGGATTATGCGCTGGCATATATCCGCCAGAATAACGAAGCAGAGCGTTCAGGGCAGAATAACTTAGGCCTGCAGGCGCTACAGGGTATTGGCTCTGTGATGGATATCTATAAGCAGCAGGAGCAGGCTAAGCGCCAGGAAGAGTTTCAGCAGGCATATGGTAACGCCTATGCATCCGGCGATCGCGACGCAATGCGCAAGCTGGCTGCCCAGTACCCTGAACAGGTTGATGCAGTGCGCAGCGGGATGAAGTTTGTCGACGAAGACCAGCGGGCAACAGTAGGCGCTCTTGCTGCCGGAGCTCGTCTGGCATCTGCATCTCCTGAGGCAATGGGTGCATGGCTTAAGAACAATTCAGCAGAGCTCCAGAGAGTAGGGCTTGATCCGCAGGAAGTGGCGCAGAATTACCAGCAAAATCCCAAACAATTTGGTGAGTTTGCAGATCACCTCGGGATGGCGGCGCTCGGCCCTGTTGATTACTTCGGTGTGCAGGACAAAATCGCAGCACAGGCGCTGGATCGCGACAAACTTTCTGAAACTATCAGAAGCAATAAGGCCGGTGAGTCCATTCAGATTCGCGGTCAGAACATTTCAGCACAGAATGCCCGCATTTCCGCAAGCAGTCCGACATCGGCAATGCAGAACTATGCGGAGTATTCCCGCCTTCTCAAGACAGACCCTGAAGCAGCGGCATTGTTTGCGCAGGCAGCAGGGATTAATGCGGGAGGCACTGGGAATCGTCAGGTTCAGCTCTCTGACGGCAGGACAATCACAGTCGGTGGCAAGCTCCACGGCGCAGGGGCCAACGCATTTTATGAAGGCCGGGATGCCAACGGCAATGTAGTCAGGGTGCCTGCTAATTCTATCGCGGCACCGGCCACGTCGGCAGCCACGGCCGGTAACTACACGATGGCAAAAGACCTCTCAGCCATCGAAAATGCCAGCCCGGATACGCTTGGTTTCATGACTGGTGTTACTGGTGGCAATGGCGCTCCGGCGTTTGGTGCTGATGTCCGTAGCCGGATTAGTGGAAAAGAAGAAAGGCAGGTTTACAACGCCGCTCAGCGAATCCAGGGGAAAATGCAGAATCAGGGTATTGCCGCCGCGCGTGATATGGGCGCATCTGGCATCAATACCGTCGCAGAAGCGAAGATGTATTTTCAGGGGATGCCGCAGATTGACTACTCCAGCCCGGAGGCGGTGCAGGAGTCGGTACGCAACATCAGGCAGTACACGGACTTGTACAATCAGCAGTACAACGTCAACGTTGGTGGGAATGGTCGGCAAAATACAGCTCAGCAGGCACCTCAACCAGTACAGCAACCTTCACTGCAGCAACCTGTTGGGGGGAGCTATACCTCTAAATCTGGCATCCAGTTCACGGTGAAATGATGGAAGTTACAGCCAACGGTAAGACATTCAATTTCCCTGACGGAACAAGTAACGAGCAGATCGGCGATGCTATCGACGAGTATTTCGCTGGGCAGCCCGCGAATGAAACGCCACAGGAACAAGCGCCACCGGCACAGCAAGCACCACAGCAGCAGGAGCAATCCCTGCTGCAAAGTGCAGAACAAGCTGGACGCGGGCTGGTAAATATCCCGTTTGATGTGCTTCAGGGTGGTGCCAGCCTGATCAACGCCATCAGTCAGGGGCTAGGAGGCCCGCGCGTGCTTGATGATGTGTATCGACCGGTAGACAGGCCAACTGACCCATACGCGCAGGCAGGCGAGGCCATTGGCGGGTACCTCATCCCCGGCGCTGGCGTCGCTGGTAATATGGCTATCGGCTCCGTTGCAGAGGCTGCCAACCAGCAGGGTGATTTTGCGGGCAACGTGGCTAAGAATGCAGCGATAAACCTTGGCGCTCAGGGCGTTCTTTCTGGTGCAGCAAAGGCAATCGGGCGCGGGGTGACTGCATTTCGCGGTGACATTGCACCGGAGGCCAGGCAGTTGATCGATACAGCGGAAGGCATGGGCGTGACCCCTATGACGTCAGACATAGCCAGACCGGTCAGCGAAATGAGCGCGTTCGGCAAAGGCTTAGTTCAGGGAGGAGAGGGCGCGATCCTTGGAACTGGGGCAAAAAGAGCTGAGCAGTACGCCACCAGGAGCAAGTTGGTTAGCAATTACCTTGACCGATTTGGGGAGTATAACCCTGATGATGTAGTTCAGTCGCTCACCAGCACACTGAAAGGAAGAAAGGATGCCGCCGGTGCTGTCATCAACGATGTGACCAATAAGATGGGCAACACTGCCGTTGACACGACAAACACCATGAATGCGCTGGATACGGCTATCGCAAGACAGGAGCGCCTGGGTTCCTCTGCAAATCAAAGCCTTCTGTCATCTTTGCGCAGCCTTCGAGATGAGTTGTCAAACCCTGCTACCGACCTTGATGTTACGTTTGACCTCCTTCGTCAGCACAGGACTGCATTTCGGTCCAATGTGCAGGGTGACTCAATGGTATTCCCCGATCAAGCAAAAGCAGCCACTAATATGGTGGAAAATGCAATGAGTCGTGATCTGAGGAGCTCAGTAGGGAAGACACTAGGTGCATCAGATGCTGCTGCGTACTTAAAAGCCAACTCTGATTATGCAAATGTTTATAACAAGGTGCTGAATAAGAACATCGCCAGCAAGCTCAATAAAGCCAGTAGCGAATCGACGCCTGAGTTAATAAATAGCGTTGTATATAGCCGCAAGCCATCAGATATTAAGCGCATCTGGAGTGCGCTGGATAATAACGGTAAAGATGCGATGCGAGCTGCTTATATCAGCAGAATAGCTGAACGTGTCGGTGATTCCCCGGCTAAATTCCTTACGGAAATTAATAAGCTGAAATCACAGGCTGGCGGTGATATTTATAGCACTATATTCAGCGGCAGGCACATGAAAGAACTGGATGCTCTTCATGATGTTTTACGGCACACAGCACGATCTGACTCGGCGAACGTTGTCACGCAGACCGGGCAGTCGCTAGCGAATCCTCTTAGAATCGGCGCGGGTGTTTCTACGTTTGGCACTTCGCTAGCGGGAGAGGCTGGATATGGCCTGGCAACAAGGGTGTACGAAAGTAAGCCAGTAAGGAACATGCTGCTTAAGTTGGCGTACACCAAGCCAGGAACTCCTGCCTATGAGCGAGCCCTAAACAATGCTGCAATCGCAGTAAGGCCTCTGCTGACCACCCAAGCCACCCAAAAATAGCTTTAAATTGCCACGGATGGCTATTTTTTAAATGAATAAATGATTATTTTTTTAATTTCAGTCCAGGCAATTATTATAAGAATTGCTATGCAAAAAAAACTTAAACCTCTAGCGTCATTACTAAACTCCTGTCCTGAAGCAAATCCATAAATAGTCATAAAGAACACAAAAGCCAAACCTTTCACAGCATCTATGAATTTGTGTTTCACACCCATCTCCTCAGTTTCATAAAAATTAACACAGCAATTAACGCAACTCTGCGCAAGTTTTGACTTGTGCGGCTTTACTATACCCGGAGCACTGTAAATGTCAGACATCACTGCAAATCTTGTTATAGGAATGCCCTCTCAGTTGTTCACTATGCCGAGGTCATTTAAGGCTGTGGCGAATGGTAAAATTTATATCGGACAACCTGATACTGATCCTACTAATCCTGCTAATCAGATTCAGGTTTATGTAGAAAATGAAAGCGGTGATCTTGTTCCAGTATCTCAGCCAATAATTATCAATATGGGCGGGTTCCCGGTTCTGAATGGACAGATAAAGAAGTTCGTCACAGTTCAGAACTATAGCATGGCGATTTACGATGCCTACAATGCACAGCAATTCTATTTTGAAGATGTAGCCAAGTATGATCCTGACCAGTTACAGCAGCGCCTTGCAAGCACAGATTCTGGATTTGGCGATTCATTACTTGGTGTTAAATATCCTGAAATTGGAGGGCATCCAAGAACACAGCATGAGAAAAATCAAGACTATGTAACTCCTGAAGATTTTGGGGCAATTGGTGACGGCGTGGCGCATACGCTATCTGAACGCTTTGGTTCACTTGCTGCCGCGCAAGCTTTATATCCGTTTGCCACTGCTTTAACCCAAACTATAGATTGGGCGGCATTACAGGCGGCGCTGAACTCAGGTAAGCCAATTAACATTATTTCGCAGCTAATGGTTTCAGATAAGATAACCAGTGCGAATAAAAATGTTGTGTTGAACGCCGCAGGAGTTGGTCATGCAAGCGTTAAATTTACAACGGTTAATGGCGGTTTTGGCTTCACTTTTAAACCGCAGGACTCTACACCACCACAAGTTCTAACGATGAGTGGGTTTGATATCTACTCGGATATTCCAGTTGCTGCGCCTGCAATAAAAGCCTCATGGGGTGTTCGTCAGCCAAACGCCAGCGGACAGTGCAACATTGATAACGTACGAATCCACAGCGGCAGCGCAACTACAGGAAGTTTTGAGGCTGGGATCGACTTAATCTACTGCTTCCGTGGGTTTCTCAATAAAGTCCAAATTTTGGGGGATAATGCTCGCACTGGAAATGACGCTTATCGCATGCAAGGTTGTGTTGAGATAAACCTTACCGATTGTCTGGCTAACCGCTACAAATGCCCAGCAAGAATTAAGAAATACACTGCTGCTGACCCTCAAACTGAAGGTATCTGGTTTACGGGATGCTGGCTGTATGATTGCAACATGGGTATTTATTCCCATGACCAGGCAATTCATATCAGTATCATGAGCACATTCATCAATCCTAACGGAACTGCATCCGCACCTATCAGCAACGTTGCGGCTGTCGATATGGCAAACTGCTCACAATATAACATTGTAGGCAACGTTCTCTATATCGGTGGGCTTCCTACTGATGGCGCTAACCAGGACTGTATCCGCATTGATGGTGGCGGCGGCGGGGTAGTTGACGATAACCAGCTTATTTCCGTGCTGAAAGCCAATTCGCGTTACGGCATTCTTATCAGCGGAGAAGCTATTTACGGTAAATTTACAAACAACAAAATATCTTCATTCACAAATGAGGGGGTAAGGATTTTATCGGCAGCAGCGAAAGGTAATCAGATTTCGGATAACTATCTGTATGATTGCGGCTCCCAGATTACAGATTCTGGAGTCGGGAATATCAAGTTTGGCAACATCCAGTGTGCTGCTCTTGACACTCCAAAGCCCTTAAATCCTCTGTTAATCAATACAACTGGTCAGGCTGGCGTAGGAAGAATTTCCGGAGATTCCAACTGGGGGGCACTTATCTGGCCAAACTCCGGGAGCCAGGCTGATTTAGGCCTGACTGACGTAAACGGCGTGGTTTGCGGAGGAGTAGCCGTTGGGCGTTTTGGGGTGAAAGTTTATACAAAGACGGCTCTCCCTGGGGCGGCACTGTTTGGTGGAATGGCTGGCTTGATTGCGGTAACTGATGATGTCGGCGGATTTACGCTGGCTTTTAGCGACGGAACGAGCTGGAGGCGCGTTGCTGACAGAAACATAATCTCATAATAATTTCATAATGAAATTATTTCAGGGGGTCATGTTTTGCATGACTACTTCATTATTGCGATATTTTCTGCTTAATTTTCATATTAAAAAGCAAAGTTTTGGGCGATAGTAACATTACTGGATTGTAGTTCTTTTTTGGAATATACTTGATTTTTTAAAGGATTAAGTATATTCCGGAAAAGTATATGAATTTATTTTATAGAAACAATAGCATGTATGTTGTCTGGTTGATGCTTTCTATTTGTATTTCTCTTGTTTATGCGCTAGAGCAATCAATATATATACCACTATTTCAACTTGACGGGGCGTTTCAAACAGCAAGCGGGCTTTATAGAATAAGTGAAGGTTATATACCTGGTAGGGATTTTTTCCCATACTTGGGTTTACTTATAACTTGGGCTTTGTATCCTGTTTTTTTAATAGCAGGCTCTAATATAGGTGCGTCAATGTTTGCTGCGCACTTTATGGTTTTTTTTGGGTTATCGTTTTCTTTGTTTGCGTTTTGTTATTTTTCCAGAGGCTCAAACGCAATAATATCAATTATATTCTCACTTCTTTGTTCTTTTTTTATAATATGTACTTTTGACTCTTTAAATATTGTTTTATTTGAAAGGGTTACTCCTGGTAATAGTCTTAGACCACTTAGGGCTTTAATATCCCCAATTGCATTTGTATTTACATTCTTGATTGTAAATAAAGTTTATGCAATTAGAGGGCAACTAATCGCTGTTTCTTTTATTTGTGGCATATCATTACTGTGGAGTAATGATTTTGGATACCCAACAGCGTTGATGAGTGGATTGCTTTACCTTCTTTGTCTTAAGCGTCAGGGCGCGTTAAATATAAGAACATTTATATATTTTGGTTGCATGTGTATAGCATGGTTTTTGATACTGTCTATGGTAATGACCATGGGCAATGTCATCCCAATGATAAAATATAATATAGATATAGCCTCAGATCAGAGTTGGTATTTTGGTCCTTGGTATACAGAAAATCATATTTACTCATTGGAAGATATTTTTCTAAAGTTCATTATTCCTGCATTGGGGTGGAAGGCCTTATTATTGCCGCTCTGTGTGGCTTTATATTTAAAAACAAAAAACATAAAACATCTTTTCCAATTCTCAATAGGCATGTCTTTATTTCTTGGCGCTATAATATCTGTATCAGGCGGTCATATAGATTATGAATATGCAAATGCGTACAATTTCTGGTGTTATTGTTTGTGTGTGGTTTATTTATTAAATTATTGCATACATATTCTTAACTTAAGAGGTAGGTTTCCATTATTTGATTCATATTATAAATACACCCCATTATATATGATGTTTATTGGGGCTTTTGTTCTATCGTTCGTAACTGGAGTTACATCTCAAAAAATACAGGATGCAAAAATAAAATATGGATACTATTTCTCAGGTGAACTTGGAGGGTATCTGCCAGTTGAATGGTACGGATATTTAAATCAAGATAAAAAAACAAAAAAGGTGTCTGAGGATTATTGGGGGCTTTATAGTGCCTATAATAAAATATTTTCAGATGCACCTACCGATTCAATAATCCACGCGCTTGGAACGAAAAGATCGTTATTTAATGAGTCATTGAAAAATTCTGACGTGGTAATGACAGTATCGCCAGGCACCGCTGGGGAATGGCTTAATTGGTTACTTAGTTCAAATTGGGATTTTTATGGGTACATCCTTAAAAACTACAGACTTGAAAAAAAATATACTACTACAGATATGTGGGTTAGGGATTATTCTAAGAAATGGGAAAAGCAACAATGTTCAGTTAATGGCGACTCTATCATTTTAAATGATGCAAAGCCTGGGTATTACGAAGTGTCATTATCATATGACCTTGCAAAATCAAATGGGATTGGATTTTATATGATTAAGAATAACCTTAACAAAGCCATGGGCGTTGACGGTTATGTTGCCATAGATAAACATAAATCTATATTTAATTTCCCAGCATATGTAAATAGCAATACAGATTATGCGAGAACCTTACCATTAAGGGTTTCCGGGAATGTTTCTGGTATAAATGTTAAGTCGTGTGTGGCTAATAAGATAACAGATAAATCAAATGAGTGGTTCCCTGATGTTAACCACAGCAATCATTTGAATTTACAAAATATAACAGATGCAAACTGGTTGAATGGGGTTAGTAGATACAAGCCAGGATTCTTTATCCTGAGATCCTCTGACATAAAAATACAAGATGGCGATAATGTTACTTTTTCAAATGGAGAAACTCGCAAGGTAGAGAGGGTTTTTCAAAATGGAGAATATATAAACGTTGAGCTAAATGGCGCTTCTGTAGATGGTTCTGTTGTTGGTTACCCAAATGTGATTTACATAAACTAATTATCTTATGTTTTAGAGGCCGACATCACCCTACTTTGTCAAAGCATCCGAAACTAGTTTCCGCGATGGTGCAATGGAAAGACTTGATGCGCGGGCAGTCGAGCTAGATGACTGCCCGGTGATTTAGGTGGCTTTACGCCACCTTTTCATCAAGCCAGTCTGCCCAGTACTGCATCATCTTTCTGCGGGTATCAAGATATGCTGCGTGGTTGTATACAGAGCGAGTTCCCCCGCTAACGTGCGCCAGTTGCATTTCGATAGCGTCTTCGCTCCAGTGCTTCTCGTTTAACACGGTGCTGAACTGGTGGCGGAATCCATGCCCGCAAGTCTGGCCTTCATAACCAATGCTTCTAATCACACCGAGCACGGCATTTTCACTTATAGGCTTCTTTCGATCGCTGCGCCCTGGAAAGCAAAGCGTATACTGCCCAGTGATTTGTTGCAGAAACTTGAATAGTTCGATAACCTGGTCTGACATTGGGACCACGTGCAACTTCCTGCCTTTCATGACTTCCGGGTCAACGCTAATTAACCTGGTTTCGTAATCAATTCCCGTCCATACCAGCGAACGCAACTCCACTGTACGCATTGCTGTATAGTGAAGAATCTGCGAAGCAATCTTCGATATAATCCACCCGCCGTACCCATTCAACGCTCTCTGGAATTCGTGTATGCGGTGCATTGGAAGAAAAGGGTAGTTCTGCTTTCTGTATCCCCTCATAGCCCCTGAAAGGTCTCTGGATGGATTGTACTTAGCTCTGCCGGTCACGATCGCATAACTGAACACCTCTCCACACCTTCGCCTCGCTTTATCTGCGCGCTCCATTGCGCCGCGGTCCTCGAAAAGGCGGATGACCTTCAGCAACACCATAGGCTCGACTTCTTCCATTTTAAGGTGCCCGATTACCGGCAGTATGTCGTCATTAAACATAGCCATCATCTCGTCGGCGTATCCTTTCGACCACACTTTAGATTTATGGGTATGCCACTCCAGAAAGATATCCCCGAACGAATCAGCAACAGCCTCTTTCTCTTTCTTCTTTATTGCCTGCTTCTGCTCTGCCGGGTCTACGCCTGAGAGCAACTTCATTTTTGCCTCAGACTGTTTCGCCCTGGCTTCGGTGAGGGTGATTTCAGGGTAGGGTCCGATTACTAGAGTTTTTTCTTTGCCATCGAACCGGTAACGCATGCGCCACACCTTTTTTCCTGACGGTGGTACGAACAGGAAGAGTCCGCCAGCATCAGCCAGGCGATATGATTTTTCCGCAGGCTTAGCTGCGTCGATCTGCTTTACCGTAAGCAT